TCTGGCTCTGGCTCTGGCTCTGGCTTTGTTGAGTCATTCGTCAAAGCTTTAATAAGCTCCTGTTTCTGTTCTGGGGAAAGAGACCCCAAGAAGTCTTCTAGATGCTCGGACATCATTGCTATCTCCTTTTGGATAGGTTGTTAAGTACTTGAGCCATGCTTTGTATTCTATCGGCTTTTCCGTCGAGAATCTTCACTCTGGCTTCGGCATGATTTTTGACTTTGAGTATTTGGGAGGCCAGAGGGTTCTCTTTGATGGCCGAGTAGTATTTCTCCTGCCATTTTGTATATTGAGTGCCGTACTGGTTCATCACTGTAGATATTATATACCAAATACTGGAATCCGCCCACTCTAAAACTGCATTTTCTTTTGTGCGAAGTGTTTCTATGTATTCGGCGTAGCTGTGTAATTCATATGCATATACAAGACACTCTTCACCAGTAAGCATCTTAAGCGTGTCGGAGGTCATATTAAGTATTTTTGGTATGTTGCTAGCATTTTCGCCCTTAAGGTTCTTTCTTGGGCCTTTTGGGCTTTTGATGTTATTGCAACTGATCCAATCGTCAATAGCCTCTAAAAATTCGTTTAGTTTTTCTTCTCCTGTCACCGCCTATACCTTTCCACATTCATGTTCTATTCGATCCAGAAGTTCTGGCAAATTTTTTCTCAAAAGGAGGTCGTGGTTGTATTGGATATTCTTTCCATATCGCTGTTCAAATTGGTCGGTTAGCTTGGGTATATCTGCAAACTCATACCTGTCTACTAAAATCATAGGCCATATTTTAGAAAAAATACGATTACCATAATTGTTTTGAACAATTGGTACAACGTTCATATATATACACTCCCATAGTCTATCTGTATCTATTCCTACTCCATTGGGAACTATGCAGAAGCGGTAAGAACTTAAGAGTGATAAAAACTCTTCAAACGGTAATATTTCATCAGATAGAAAGTTCTCATCCAAATCCTCTTCGAGTTCTGGGAACCTTTTTGCGAATCGACAATCTATATGAGGGTTATTGGCGGCCCATAGAGCGACATTAGCTCTATAATTTATAGTCATAGAGAAGTTAGCGTAACAAAAATGTTCTTTTCTATTTTCTCTAAGATGGGTAAAATCGGCAATCTCTTTTCTGAAAATCCCCAATGGCAGCGGGAGGATTCTGTCGTGTATATTTTCGTAAAGGTTGTTTGTATATAACCTTTTACATTTCGCCATTATTGGATCAAGGTCTAAGTTCTGGCTTACAGTCGGTCTTCCTATCTTATGTTTTGGCCTGTGGAAAATCTTGGGCTGTAAAGTGTAACAGCCAGCATGTGTAATGACTGTGTCGCAGTTACTCGAATCATTTTTTAATTGTTCTTCAAACTGCTTAATGTGATAGACCAGTATTGATGTAGAGGGAAGAAGCCAATGAAACGTAAAGTCGTCGTACACCGATACCGCGTGTTTCGTGGCACAGGTCGGGCAGGTTTTCCGCAAGTCCTGTACGTAAAACAGCTCGTCGTTAGATTTCTTTTTCATTGAGTATTGCCACTTGGTAGTCATATCTTGCTTATCCAGTCTTCTTCCGGTTCGTTGTAGTTAAACTCTACTAATCTTATACCGTTAAGACTACACCACTCTTTCTTGTCCTTGTCTCTCGCCTTGGCTCTGTAAAAGGAAAGCTTATCATTAAAAAAAAACTTGTTAAACTTAAAGTGTTGCTCTCCATGAACCTCGACAATTAGGTTTCTGTTGGGAATAAAAAAATCCGCACGCAACGTTCCCCTTCTTGGCCCAGAGCTTGTTCCGGCGAGTGAAACCTCTTCCAATATTCTATCATATGGAAATAGAATGTCAAGGAGATCTTTGGCTTTTTCGTGAAGTTTCGATCTTTTTTTCACAGAGGACTCTTTGCTGGACGGGTTCCAGCTATATTCTTTGCCGTCTAAGCCTGTTATTTTCACAACATTTCCCTAATCGAAGACTCAAGAAACTCAATAAGCTTTGGATTTTCAGACAGGAATGCATATAAGTTATCTTGCCCCTGAAATTTAAAAGCTTTGTTAAAAGCCTCTTCGTCATCTGTATTTAGGTCTGGCTTGATCTCTTTTGCCAAGTCCTTACACCCCTCCATAAATGTGCATGTAAACCAAGCTCCAGACTTGTCGATAAGACCCAGATCACAAGACAGCATCAGTATTTCTTGCGTCTTGTCAATACCATAACCATATCTGAGATAGCTTTGCACCTGACCACCCGGTGCACCCATAGACGAGCAGATGATCTTCCAGTTAATAACCTGTCCTATCCTATCGCCATTAGTGCTTGTCCACGGAGAAACAGCCGAGACCTTCTCTCCTCCTCCGGCTATCTCCATGCGGGTGTCTGCTTGATACTGGATTTTGTTACCACCATCCGCAAGTTTTGCCTTACCAAAGCCGCCCGTATTGGCGATATAGTGCGTGATAGCAATAATCAAGCCGTGTTGTCTGGGTAGCAATTGACCAATCTTCTTTGTAAATATAGATAGGATTTTTGGAAGACCCGCTCTTCCGGGGCTGAAGTCTCCATCCAGTTCTTTTTTTGGCATCAATGAAGAAATCGAGTCAATAATTAAAACAGCACCGTAGTAATCTGGGTGGCTCAACATCTTATACGCCACGTCCAGAAAGTCCTCCGCAGGAATAGGCTTGTCTTCAGGTGCCACGATAGTCATCTTCTCGGGGTCTAGATCTCTGACCTCGAAGTTCATATCCTTTAGTCTGCCTTCCGCATCCAGATAAATGATTGGCCTGCCGTCCTTCTGACAGTTGGCAGCAATTTGCATGGCTGTGGTGGTCTTCCCAGATTTCGGGTCTCCTGTTAGCGTGAGCCAGCTTCCTTCTCTGATCCCGCCACCCAAAGCGATATCTATTGCAGGACTGACTAAAATGGTCTTGTAATTCTTCTTCTGCTCTAAGACCTCGGTGCCGCTGCGAATTATTTCTCCGTAGTCCTTAACAATCTTTTTCAGATATTCAGGAGTCTTCGTTTTTGTTGCCATCTAGTTTCCTCAGCTTTGACATTAATGTATTTTTAGGCTTTTGTTTCCTCGGTTTGTACTCCCCTTTAGGAAGATCGATTACAGTTTTCTCCTTCTTTGCTTGCTCGTCAAGTATCTTCTTAGATTTTTCAACCCCCTCCTCGACAAATTTTAGAGGGAGAACAAATTTTTTAGACTTGTGTAGAAACCCTAGCGAATAAACACTTCTTCCACTAGGGCTGTTCAGGTAGTGCAGAATAGATTGGTCTCCGTACTTTTTCACAAGCTTCGCGGCAACCCTAACCTGAGTTTGATACTGCTCATTCTTAGAGTTATTCCAGAACTTGTATTCGAGGCTTCCGGTATTTTCCCGTTCGCTCCGACGTATGCACACCAATTCCGCAATATATTGTGGGGCACTACATGGCTGCGATGTTGAGATACTCTTGTATTCTCGGGTGCTTGATTTTTTTTGATTCATTCTTAAAGATCATGTTTTTCAAGTTGTCTAGAGACAGCCCTCTCACAGATTCTGCCGCCTCAAAATGATTGATAGGCCAAGTGTACTTGGCTACGTCAATATAATCGCACGAATCCCTCAGCAATGACACAGTTAAAGTCTGATAGGACTGGCCAAAAGACCCATCCATCGTCTGCTCCTGTCCCACGCCACGCAGGATGGAGATTCCATCCAGTCCCTGCGAGTCTTCAAAAAAAACGCGATGCTCCGCCCCAAACATGTAGAGTTCTACTTTTGCGGGATACACGTTGTTGTGCTGGCAATGTTTTCTCAACCTGTTCCAAGGATTGTCAAGATCGGGACGTTCGTAGTCGCCGTAAACAACCGTATTGTCAGTTAGAGTGACTTGCCAACTCATCACCAAGTCTTCGTGGCACAATTTTTTCATGTACCCATCAAAGTTCGTGCAGATTGGGGACATTGGCTACTCTTTGATCTTATGGATATACTTTCTATATCTATCTGGTGACGAGGGGGTTTTTGTCTCTTTACTCTTGTTCTCGTCTGCCGCCATAGACGCGGTTTCCGTCATCACAGTAACCCCTCTCTCTTCGTTTCTGGCAAAGAGACCACTGACATCACTTTTTTCTTCTGTGTCACTGGGCAAATTGTCGACAAATTTTTGCACAATAGATTCCGAGCGATTCATTTCTTTAGCGAGTTTTTCAGCTCCCTCAGAAAGATGTTCGGTGATATATTCTTTTTCTTTATTTGAAAGTGGACCCTTTTTCATTTTTTACTCCATAACAAGTCTTCTAGCTCTAGTAAAATACAACGTGTTCTTCGACTTCAAATATTTGATATAGTTCTCAAATGTATCTTCTGAGACCTTTTTGTATTTGTATAAATTCCTGTTTCCCCGAAAGTCAGTGCCATGAGGGTCTAAGATTTCTCCTCGTCCATACAATATGAATCTTTGCGTAGATGGATGTTCATAACCAAGGATCGTTGAAACCGTTTTGGCGACAGCCTTTTGCTCATCTGCCTCCACGCCTCGGTCGTCATAAAAGACGATATCTACTTTGAGTGGGTCTGGCAAGTCTAGACCAGAAACATCTTCGTTTTCACCTCTCCCCATCGCTTATCCTCTCCAAAAGTTTCTTTAATTTGTCTATGCACTTCGCCTCTGAAGTGCCTTTGACCACAAACTGTGCCTTTTGTCCTATGTTATATTTTTTCAACGCTTCTGAACCCATAACATGCAGATCTAACGTCCCATCTGGATTCATGGCTCTTATGTCAACCTTCATCGTTACTATAGCCATGTGGGGCTTCGTGCTCCTGTACATGTCCCCACTGCCATTGTTATGCCCAACTATTCTGGGAGACGAAGGGAGTCCACTGGGGAGCCTAGACGTAAGGTCAATATTTTTTTTAACCTCATCTTCCATTATCGCCCTCTCTGATCCACTTGACCTGTTGCTCAGGAGTCATAGACACTATTTTTTGATGTGTTTCTCTTTTTTCTTTCTGCTTCTTTTTTGTCTCGCGATCTATCCCATCTTTAATAGCCTTGTCTTGCCTCTCGTAAAATCCCATATTCTTGTAGTTTCTCTCGGCTTGTTGGCCAATTGTTTTTGACTCCCCCCTAACGAATGCGTGGGGAGGGCTGATAAAAACCTTTCTGAGAGTCGTCTCTCCGCAAACAGGACACTTCAGTACAGATGGGTCTTGCATACGCTGCTGAATTTCTGTGTAGTAGGCACAAGGCGTGCATTCAAAGTCGTAAAGAGGCATTGTTTTTCCTTTCGTCAATTTCTATATTATGGGGTTGGGCGTGCGAAGAATGCACTTTTTATTTTAGCCGATCCAAAATATTTGATATTATGCTATTTCTGACGATGTCTGAGGAATCCAGCTCACAAATAGAAACCCCTCGACAGTTGTCAAGTTTTGAGATACATGAATGGAGGCCACCATATTCGTTACCTCTGAGATCCGTCTGGTCCAAGTCTCCATTAATTACAGCCTTAGAACCCATCCCAATACGAGTCAAGAACATCTTGATTTGTTCAAAGGTGGCATTTTGTGCTTCATCTAGTATCATAAATGTATCATGAAAATTTCTTCCCCTCATGTATTCGAGAGGACATATTTCGATAGTATTGCTAGATCTCATTGAGTTATATGTATCTTTTCCTAGATAAAGCTTCATTTCTTCCATCACGGGAACTAGGTATGGCTGAACTTTTTCGGTGAGAGTGCCGGGTAAAAACCCAAGACCCCTTCCAGATTCCACCACGGGTCTGGTTATAACGAGCTTTTCTACCTTGTTTTCTAGGATGTACTCACAAGCCATTCCGACCGCGACCGCCGTCTTGCCGGTTCCCGCAGGCCCAGAACAAAACGTCACATCGGATTCGACCATAGATCTAATATATTCCGCCTGATTCTGAGTCTTTGGTTTGAGCTTCTTTCGGGCGGGGCGAGCATTGTATTTTGGGTTTCTTTTTTTTCTAGCCATGTGTACCTTAGTAAATTTCTGTTGCTGTGGGGTTGGCGTACAGTGTGGTATCTTGAAAAACCACAAAATCACTGTGGTCGTTTTGATAAGACAGGGTAGCTTCTACATTGCCGCCACCGCTGGCATCGCCTCCCCCGAAGCTTAAACTTGTTAAATAGTTTTTCTTGCCCAGTAGCCAGCTAATATATCTAGTAGTATTATCTTCTCCCAGTGCCTTCGTATATAGGGCAATTTCTCTGTTGGTTTTATAGAGCGATAAGTTCCCAGTGCCTCCTGCAAAATTTTGATCATTCAGCTCCCAGTCGGTCGACGCTCTCCCCTTGTATGTGTCTGCGACCACCCCAGTGAAAGATGCTGTTACACCAACTGGAAGTACTATCTGTTTCATAAAGTTTTGTTTGGTTCTATCTCCTCTGGCTCCTCCAAATTCCCCATTATCGAACAGATCCATATAATCGATAGTCATTCCCAGCTCTATGCTTTGCAGTCCTATCACTGGTAAATTTGGGCCAAAAGCTCCCTCTTTTTTAGTCTTGCCCATATCAAACATGTCCTCTACTTCCTCGGGCAGTTTCCATTCTAGTGAATCAAGGTGTCGTCTCGTTAAAAGCATCGCTGGGGGTTGAAACCCTACGGGGGTAGGAGGTGACGCGGTTGGCGTGCCCCATGTTACACTGCCTAGTCCAGTGATATCGTTCATTGTGGCGACCCCAGTGGTAAAAGACAGACTTTCTCTTATCGGGCCATCCACCGCAAAAGAATAGTCTACCGATGTTAACAGGCAGGATCTGTATGTGGCACTAGAAAACTTTTGGTTGCCCTTGGGGTCTCCTAGATATGCCGCCTCATCATCGCTATAAACAATGCAGATGTCATAGTTTCTTAGAGTTCCACTGAAGCCATCGGCACCAAGATTGGAGGAGTCCAGTAGATGAGAAGTTTTATAGGTGGATGGGCTACCGACAGGATAATAAAATGGCCTTCCGTAACCTATGTCATCGTTGCCCCCGTCAAGCACTCTGTCGATGGTTATCGAAAATTCCTGCTTTCCATAGCTGCCGTATTCCTGTTGGAATCTTCCAAGGTCAGTGTAGGGTGTTCTGGGAAAGCTTGAATCCACGCCTATGGATTGAACGCCACGCAGAACATCCATAGTACCAGCAGAATTATCAGTTCCACCCGACGTGGTGCTCTGTCGCTTCCTGTACAGAACACCCTGACAGGCGTTAAAAATCCTGCTATTATTTAGATTACTGATTGGCACTTGAAAATCCCGTCAAAAAAGGTATCCAAACTACTAGTATATACACATTCAGTCATCCTCTTTTACGAAAATTCCATCCACCATACGCCCCCTTCTGTCTTTGATGTCGTTGTAGGCGACTTTAAGGCAGTCAAAAAGACTTACATTGTTTCGCTCGCAAATATTAAGCATAACCACCAGCATATCCCCGATATCGTCTTTTATGTCGTTATTTTTGCAAACAGAGTCGGATAATTCTCCCAGTTCCTGTAGCAATTTTAGAACCTGATCCTTGTCCGAACTGCCTCCAATAAGATTTCTATCGCGATGCCACTGGATAACCCTTTCCGTTAGTGAAGCAAGGTCTCTCGCAGGCTCTGAAAAGGGGTTGTCTCTTTGCTTCATCCTAGCATAATGATCTTGTATACTCATGTATTATTTTTCATCTTAAAATGGATCTTATTTAAATGTATAGTAAATACTGTCTCATCCCCGATTTGTTCAGACTCGACATGCTGCATTACGTCTGAAACTAAACTGTTAATTTTCTTGATTAATTCAGGCTCGATACCAACGCGATCCAGAATCCCGTCAATCAAATTGTCAACCATTCCCCCGTATCTTGCTTCTTCATTCGTCATCACATCTCCATGCGTTTAAAGTATGTTTGAAGGGGTTTCCTTCGATGTTCGCAACCAATGCGAGCATTTGTTCTGCTATGTCTCTGATTTCTAACTGTGCGTGTTCGCTATTTCTCAGTTTTTGAAAATTGGCAAAACTCCGCATATTAAACATGATATCGGCCTGTATTTGGCTATTGTATGTCTTGAAGAATCTAGCAGATTCCTTTGCACGTTTTCTACCAAGGGCCGGAGTTAGATCTTCCATGCAGGCGTGGTATAGCCTGTTACCCTCCTCTGTGTATTCCGCCAGTCTTTCGTACCACGTATCTGAGGGGGAACGAAACATTTCTTCTACGCCCAGAGACACGTCTCTCCAGTCTTCTGGAAGGTAGTATTTGTCCTCTTTTAGTTCCTTGTATCTAGCGGACTCGGCATTGAGACTGCTGATCCGATGTTTGAGTAGATGGACGTGGCTAGCAATATCGGTATCAACCAAAAAATGGACAACACCTTTTTCAAAGGGTGTTTCGTGTCCATTGCTCCATAACATATTGATAAGCTTGCCAACTCGACCCCTCTTTTCGTCTGTTAGGTCTCGGTTGGTACTTGTCCAAGCGGAACACGCGATTGTTACATCTGATCCGTAGTGACCCAGCAGCTCAACTAAATTTTTCATTTACTTTGCTCCAGCCATGTCTTGAGGTCAATAGAAGGTTCCCATCCAAAAGATCTTAATTTATCTATATTAGCCTCTGTGAATCTGGCCTCCGCTGGTCGCTCTGCTATATGTCTATACTTTCCATACACGCCACCAATCATCGATACTAAATCTAAGACGGAGCAGCTCTTGCCGGTGCCCACATTAAACACAGTGCCCAAACCCCTACGGCCCTGATAAAAAGCCATTGTCATGTTGGCGTTTACAATATCAGATACGTGTGTATAGTCTCTAGTCTGTTGTCCGTCTCCAACAACGGTCATATAGTTTCCTTCTCGATACTGTTTCTGGAAGAGACCAATGACTGGGGCATACTGCCCGTTGGTGGGCTGTCTCTCACCATACACATTGAAGTATCTGAAGACGACTGTTTCGACGCCATACAAGTCGTAGTACATCTTGCATAGGTCTTCTCCAGCACACTTTGATACGGAGTAAGGATTTAGACAATCTCTCTCCATTGTTTCAACCATTGGAGAGCTGTTTTTGAGTCCATATGCTGATGAGGTAGAAGAATAGAGGACTCTTTTGACAGTACTCTTTCGAGACGCCTCCAGAACATTCAGAGTTCCTATAGCGTTGGTTTGGAATGCCAGTCTTGGATTTTCTATCGAGGGCTGTATTCTAGCCTCTGCGGCAGCATGAAAAACATAATCAATCCCAGAAAACAGTGGTTCTATTGCGTCATATTGAGTGATATCTATATTGTGATACCTTGCATTATCGTTATGATAGAACTGCTCATGACAATCTGCGGAGTGGTTATCTATTACCGTAACATCAAATTCCCTCAGCACAAGCTCGTCAACAATGTGAGAACCGATGAAACCACATCCCCCCGTAACCAACGCTGTTTTACTCATTAGTTGACACCTTACCGATAAGTTCACTTGATGACTGTGTTTTTCCTCCCCCTACATTGTAAGCGGTTTTTATGTTTCTCCATTGGCAGTACTCCTCTTCTGGGGAGTTTCCTGCTGTTCTATCTCCACCATTTGCAAATATCATACTGTCAAAAAAATAGTCTACCGAATAGTGTGAGTATAAGTCTTTAAGGGTCTCTACCACAGTGCCATCTGTGTCTTTGGAAATCACGCACCGAGTAACGGGTTTCAATGCGGACACAATTCTGGCTCGATCTTCTTCATTCATAAACTCTTTAGAGCCTTTAAGTCTTACCTGACTGTCGCTGTTCACAATGACAACCAGCTCGTCTCCGAGTTCGGCTGCACCCTCTATGTAGTCTAAGTGTCCCGTGTGGAGTGGATTGAAATATCCCGACACAATTACAATTCTTGTGTAGCTCATTTATTTTTCCTTCTACGTCTGTTAAAGACTTTCTTTTCTTCCAGCTTGAGAAGCTGTAGTCCCATGAGTAGGATGGTAAATTCTATGGTCCATGCTGTTATACCAGCCAAAAATGCGTCCACTAGGTGACAGCCCTCCCCTTTAATTGCTCCCAGTCTTTCTCTGGTCTGACCTCTAGATTGGTTTCCCATGCCCCTTGTAGGGTGTGACATGGAGTTCCCATTTCGTTAGCGAAGTGCAAAATGGCGTTTAGATCCTTTGGGAAGCAACTGCCTCCAAAGCCTCTTTTTCCGTCTGGCCCCGGCACAACCCAGTGAGTATGACCAAGACGAGGATCAAACGTTGCGTATTCACAAACCTTATCGTAGTCAACTCCGTCCGCACCGCATAAAGCGGCAAATTCATTAGCTAGAGAAACCTTAACCGCCAAGAAACAGTTAGACAAATACTTCACGTATTCAGCCGTTGAGGAGTCTGTTTTAATTACCGTTACATTTGGAAACACGTGGGAATAAAATTGCTTGAGTGCGGTAGTGACTCTTATGTTGCCGCCCAGCAAGACCCTATTGGTATTTTTGAAGTCTTGACTTGCGAATCTCTCAGTCAAAAACTCTGGATTGAAAGCTATTTGGTCTGTGTTGAGCTGTTCATTCAGACGTTTTGTGGTTCCCGGCGGAACAGTGGACTTGATAACAATTGCGTGGTCTTTTCCGGCACTCACGGCCTCGGAGCATATGTGCTCTACTATCGAAACATTACAGGAACCATCTTCGTTCATTGGTGTCGGGACACAAACAAATACAGCATCACACGATTCACACAGTTCCGACACGGAGTTGTGTGTGGATATCTTCACCACAGACTTGTCGTATGTGAACACTTCATAGTATTTCGAGAAGGACTCCTTTAACGCCTGTCCCACGAACCCTTGTCCTATAATTCCTACCTTTTTTATCACTCTTCGTTCCTTATAACATAAAGCGGGGTCTGTTTTCCGACATAAGCACCCAAAGTATTATACTCCAAATATTCAAGTGCATCTTCATAAGTACACCCGTTGTCGCGAACAAAGACCTCAATCATTTTATCGTAATCATATACAACCCTTCCGGCATCGTGGCCAGAGGCTATACCAATAATAGCATCATCAAAGTTGTCAGCAAACAATAAATCGTCACCGAATTGATCGGCTAAGTCGTCTCTGATTCCCATTTCCTATAGCCCCATATCTCCAAAATCCATGTCTTCCAGATCGTTCTTGCTGGCTCCAATCTTGTAACTAGTTATCTCGTGTTCTTGTGGTGCCACTTGAACGGCCTCGCTTCTCATCCAAGGCTCAGTCCATCCGGCTATCGGGTTTTTACCAACCTTTTCGTATGGTAATCCAATGGTCTTTCTGCGAGACATGCATAACCAGTCGATATATCGATGCAGAACATTTTCGTTCAACCCAATAATTGAACCGTCCTTAAAAAGATATGACGCCCATTTCTTTTCTTCTTGAGCGGCTCGCTCAAACATCTCGACGGCGTCGTCTTGGCACTGATTCGCAATTTTTACAAACCCCTCGTCATTCTCCCTGTGCAAAATTTTAAGTATCTCTTGGGTGTTTGCTAGATGGAGTGCTTCGTCACGCTTAATAAGTTTGATGATATCTGCGTTGCCAGCCATCTTTTTGTTTTCCGCGAACGCAAAAGAGCAGATGAAACTGACATAAAACCTAACAGCTTCGAGGATATTAATACTAATTATGGTCATGTAGATTTGTCTTCTAAGAGAGGAGATACGTCCCGTCTCACAAACCATTCCCATCAGGTTATTGTAGTCTGAGATTGCACTTTTTGCACGCCTCATAATCTCTTTGTCTTCATAAATCCCCTCAAAAACCTCTTTGCTATCTGCATAAACGTTTTGAATGATGTATGAATAAGATTGGCTGTGGATTTTTTCAAAGAACTGCCAAGTCATAAGGCAGGCTTCTAGCTCGGTATTGGTGACATACTCTAGCAGCGTTGGGACACCACGACAGATGACGCTATCTAGCATAGTTTGATATTTGAGGTTGCTGGTAAAGATAAACTTTTCATTATCAGACATTTCCTTGAAGTCACCCCGATCTTTCTTCAGCTCGATTTCCTCGGGTCTCCAAAAGTTCATCATCTGCTTGCTATCGAGATCCTTAAAAACAGGATACTTGATAACATCATATCGCTGGACTCCCAAGTCTTTCCCTAAGAAAAGAGGTTGCGACATTGGGTCAACGTGATTAGTGTTAAATATAGTCTTCATGCTATTGTTTCTGTTCCGCCTTCTTGAAAAGAAAATCTAGGTTTAGCTCGAATTCCCTATAGGCAGAATGGGAAAAGTCTTGGTACGAAAGGGGTCCACCTCCGTGCTCACAATGGTGGGCAATCATGGTGGCGATCACAGCCATTGGAAAGGCTGTGGACATTTGCATAGCAGAAAATCTTTTGTTGGAGACGATAATTTTTTCTTCTTCCCAGTCGTCGACCCTAGCTTGTATGATAACTAGGTCGTCAGCAGGCGGGCAGGCGTGCCTTAGTAATTCTGATAACCCTTCGTCACTCAAGCCGCATTCGTACATGAGGAACTTCATAGCCTCACAATGTCCCTTGTATCTAACTGTCCTATAGTGGCAATTTTTTACTCCTCTTTGTTGCATCGTTTTTATCGTGTGAGCAGCTCCCCCGCTTGTGTAAAAAGCTTCCATTGGCCCGAGGGAAGTTTCTATGTCTACCAAGCCAGACATCCCAGCAGCTAGAGTGTTAAAGCCGTTAATCAGAACTTCGCATTGGTCTCTATATTCATTAATAAGTCCGTCGTATGACCATGTACAACCATATTTTAGATAGTTTCGAGGATCTATTGGCAATCCCCCCACCATCATTTCCACCGTCGTGGGTATAGAGTCGGAAGTACGACACATGCGGTATCCCCTGTCGGCCAGTATGTTCACCCATCCCGGGGCCAACCCCAAGTCCGTCATCACAACAGCCCCAGACTTCTCAGCATACTTATTTATATCGTTGCTTGTCCCTACGTGCCCCCCTAGATCACAATAAGAAGTCTTGGCGTCAATACAATATTTGGCCAGTGTTTTATTTTGGTGATATGGCAACGCAGAAATGACAACATGTTGGTCTGCAAGGTAATGATAATCATCCTCGCTAGATGAATGTATCGCCAGAACAGAGCAGTCCAGTTCTTGGGAACATTCCTTGAGGCTAGCTATGCTGGTATCTACCAAGGTTAGGGTTTCTAAGTCGCACCACTGGCCCTGAGTATGCAGACTATCTATGGCCCACGCAATAGCTCGGCCCATTCTCCCTGTTCCCACTATCGCTATTTTCATGTGTTACCTTTCATGTAGTCGCCTACCCAGATATAAGCTAAGTTTGCTACGGCATAACACAGAAACACCACGGCGAGGGGGTAATTCTTTTTGTATGCCAAGTCTACCGCTACGACTAGATATAATATAAAAGCTAGTATTAACGCCCAAGCACCCATCACTTCATTCCTTGGGGAAAGCTCAATGTCTCATCATGGTTCACGGTCCACGATACTTCGTGCGTCACAGCCCTAAACGTTCGGGCAGCAGAGGGGTAACCGTTACCGGATTTTTTTACTCCTCCGAAAGCCATATGTGACTCAGCAGCAATACTGCCACCATTCCAGTAACACATACCGTAATCACAACGATCCCTGCATATTCTGGCCTTCTTGTAATCCTCTGTAACCACGCCCACGGCAAGTCCATAATCAGTATCGTTATAAATCCTGATAGCATCATCAGTGTCAGAGAAAGGAATAATAGCAACATGTGGCCCAAACACCTCTTGTTTTAGATAGGGAACGTCTCTCCACTCGGTCTTGTACACAAGCGGGGTAGCGTAGTAACCGGGGGTTTCATATTCGGGAAGCACGAGAACCTCTGCTTCGGGGTCACCAAGAACCATCTTGTTGTATTGTTTAACTCTTTCTAGTTGGGCCTGATTAATTAGTGGCCCCATGTAAGCATTTTTATTTTGCACTGGAGCTTTCCGCTGTGTATTGTTGCCAAAGCTAAAGAAGTTGGCATTTGATTCAGCTTCTGTGGCGTCCAAGTCAAAAGGGTGACCGGCTTTTACCTGTTCTGCATACTGGGCAAACTGATGGCAAAACGCACTATATATATCCCTGTGTACAATAAGCCTTCCAGCAGATACACATCTTTGTCCAGACAACTTGAATGAACTAGCAATAGCCGCAGAGAGAGCTAATTCAAAGTTAGCGTCATCAAATACTATTACAGCAGACTTGCTTCCAAGTTCGCAGGAGCATGTCTTGTGCCAGCTATCCGCACAAACTCTTCTGATGTGCTGGCCCACCTCGGCACTCCCCGTGAAGCAGATATGATCCACTTCATCATTTCTGGCGAGCATGTCTCCCACTTGACCATTTCCGTGAAGAAGTTGGATAACACCCTTGGGAACACCCGCTTCTTCATAGGCTTTTATTGCTAGCTCGGTGCTGAGGGGGGCGTCTTCGCTTGGTTTGATAACGACTGTGTTGCCTTCCACGAGAGCAGGAGCAGCACACCAAAAAGCACCAATGGCAAGAGGAAAATTCCAAGGACTGATAACAGCAATAACTCCCTTGGGCTTTCGTAGCATATAGGCGTCTTTTTCAGGAATTTCGGACGCAACACATTCTCCTTGTGGGGTTCTACCGGAGCCGAAAGCATACTGAGCCATATGAAGAGCTTCGTTAACTTCTGCTACCGATTCGTTATAATTCTTGCCGGTCTCCATAGAAATCGCTGTGGCAAATTTCTCCAAGTCTCTCTCTAGGATTTTAGCCACGCGAAACAGGAACTCGGCTCTGTTAACACGACTTAACTTTTTCCAGCTATTAAAAGACTGCCTAGCTAAGTCACACGCTTCTTTAACTTCGTCCTCTGATGACTGGGGAAACGTTGCCATTTCCTGTTCTGTGCATGGATCTATTTTGGAAAAAGATTCCCCTGAACCACTACACCACACTCCATTGATAAAGTTGTTTCCTTTGTAGCCTTCAAACATTCTTTTCTCCTATATTGCACAAGCTCCTGATTCGCAGTGCATGTCCTTTTCTGTTTCGCCATCACCGTCTGGTGTGTTGGCGTAGTAAAAGTTCTTTAGTCCGTACTTGTAGCCATAGACTTGATCTTTGATTAGTTCGCTTAGAGGGATGTTTCCATCCTTATGGTGCGAATAGTTGTAATACAGATTGGTGCTCATTCCCATATCTACGAACTTTTGGATGACCGCCGCTATATTCATTATAGCCTTGTTGCTCTTCATTTCCCACGCCAATGTATAATAATTTTTACGACGATGGTAATTTGGTACGAGTTGCTTGAGAATGCCATTCTTAGCTTTTTTATAAGAAAGTAGGCTTCGTACCGGCTCTATACCATTGGTGCTATTCTGAATGACGCTGGAGGACTCACAGGGCATAATAGCGGACAGCGTAGAGTGTCTCAGTCCATACTTAGCTATCCTCTCTCTCAGCTCCTCCCAGTCCATGCTGTATTTAGGAAGAACCAGTTCATCCACTGTCTTCTTATACCAGTCAATGGGAAGCTTCTTTTTTGAGTACTTCGTATCGTAAAACTTTGGGCACGGCCCCTTTCGGGCGGCGAGAATACAAGAAGCGTTTAAAAGATGCCACTGAATTTTCTCCATAGTGGAGTGAATTAGCTTCAGTGACCGCTTGTCACTATATTTGAGCTTGTGCTTCGCTAGGAAGCCAGCCAAGTTGGTGATACCTATTCCAAGAGACCTTCGATTCTTTGTAAAGTTTTCACCCGCTAAAACCGGATAGGACTGATAATCAATTACAGACTCCAAGCTCCTGACGGCGACCCTGCAAGCACGCTCAATATCTTCGTCGTCGTTAAGCTCTAACAGGTTGAGTGCAGAAAGGATACAGATTCCTATTTCTCCGTCTGGATCATCTATCGAGCTAATCGGTTTAGTTGGATGTATAATTTCCTGACAGAGATTAGACATGTAAACTGGAGTGTCCCAAGACCCATGCGTATTAGCTGTGTCTATATTCATACTATAGATACGGCCTGTTTCCAGCCTCTCTCGTGCGAATATTTCTGCCAGCTTTCTTGCCGGAATCTTTTTCTTGAATTTTAGGGATGTGGCTCTCTCGTATTTTAAATATAGTTCTTCAAACCGTTTGTTGTCCCCAAAAGTCTCGTAAAGTCCCTCGGCTTCCTGTGGGCTGAAGAGGGTTATGGGTTCGTTTTTAATTAGCCTGTCGTAAAACAGTTTGCAGAACTGGACAGAATAGTCTAGCTTACGAACCCTGTTATCATCTGTTCCGGCGTTGTTCTTGAGAACCATTACATCTTCGATCTCATAGTGCCAGAATGGAACATGAACTGTAGCGGAGCCGCCGCGAAGTCCGTTTTGGCTAGTAGACTTTACCGCAGACTCGAAGTTCTTAAGGTACGGAATCAGTCCGGTGTGTATAACCTCTCCTCCTCTGATGGGAGAATTTATCGGGCGTATCCTACCAATATTCAGACCGATGCCTGCTCGTCGAGCGGTGTACTTTCCTACGGCGTGCACCGATGAAAAGATGCTATCAAGATCGTCGTCGACATCTACCAGAACGCACGAAGCGAACTGTCTTATGGTGGTGCGAACTCCCGCCATTATCGGCGTGGGCAGGTTTATCTTGAAAGTGGAGTAGCAATCGTATGCTTCTTTTACATCGTCCAGATTGTTGAAGAGACACATTGCAATTGTCATGTAGGCAAATTGTGGGGTTTCGTAGATGTTGCCGGTTCCTCGGTTTTTCACCAAGTACTTATCTATCATCTGCTGTAACCCAGCATACGTAAACATGTCGTCACGATTGTGGTTAATATACCCCTCGATAACCTCTATGTCTTCATTATTCCACTTCTCCAAAATCGCAGTATCATAAATTCCGTTGTCGGTATTCCGCTCTAGAAATGTCTGAAAATGCGGGGGCTTGTCGCCGCAGCCCCATACCTCTTTACGTAGTTGCATATTCAATAGTCGTGCTGCTACGTACTGATAGTTGGGGGCAGACGTTGATATCAGATCATTGGCCGACTTAATTACGATCTGATGTATTTTAGAGGTTTCTATGCCGTCGTGAATGGAGAGATTTGCGTTCATCTCGATGTCTGATAGGGATACTCCGTTAATCCCATTAGTGGCCCACTCTACCACCTTGTGTATTTTTTCTACGGAAAACCGTTCCTTGGTTCCACTCCTTTTCGTTACTTCCATTACCACCTTTCCAATCGTCTCATGATGTTACAATCGTGTAGATTATTATACACCATACGTGGGGTTTTGTCAACTAAAAAAAACAAAAAACCGCCTGCACACCAAATTAATGTACAAGCGGTATTGTGAGGACCGAATTAGTTTATCATGAAGCTACTGACCCATGTTGTCGATTTTTGACATCATGGTGTCAAACTTCTGGCTGATTTCGCTATGAAGGTTTTTGTTGTCATGAACAACCATTTTGCATTCGGTAACATTTTCGCTCATTTCGTCTATCTTCTCTTCGATGCCACCGACACGCTTTTCGATGCGTTGCATTCTGGCGTTTAGTGAATCGTTTACTTTTTGTTCTAACACGATAATCTGCTTTCCATGATTAACTATGTTCCATAAAACCCATGCCATAACAGGCACAAAAAACAATCCAATAACCTCGGTTACATCCTTGATAAGAGAGAAGGTTTCGTTCATAAAGTATGTCCCTCATTGTTATAGAAAAGGGGGCCGCCCACTAGGGGACAGCCCCCGCTTTCTTGGTTCAAGGATTACATACCAGTGATGGCTTTATAGGTAAACTGATTACCATCTACAGCGGTCCAAACGTTGAGGTTGGTAGTAACCCAAGTTCGAGCCATAGCCAAGCGACCCGGTACGGTGCGGGTTGGGTTAGCGGCGGAGTCAGTATTTGCTGCTGCTGCTCCGGTGCCATTTCTGGATGATCCACCCGGTGCCCACGGTAAACCAGCGGACTTGGTTGCTGGCACTTGATAGGCGTTACCAGCAGCGTCAAGCCACAGATTGCCGGATCGTTTGCCAACCCTTGTGGTTCCGTCATCGAGATAACCGGTGCGTGAGTATCGGCCAGCTCTCATCAGAGCCATAGTGTCAGCACCAAAGTCGTGCTGGAACTGATGAATTGCACGACGACCAAGAATCGAATCCGAACCCGGAATAAGCACCTTATCAGAGCTGTCTCCAGCAATCTTGGTGCTAATCGTCATCACGGTGTATTCACCAGCGGCTTGATAAGCAAACCCGCCTGTGGAACCAGAGATAACTTTCTGGGCCACTCCACCAATACTACCCGTCACTGGTTTCAGTGCGTCGGGGTTGACCGCTGGGGCATTGTCTAAAAGCGTAAAAGGATTGGCGACAGGGCTAGCTGGAGTACTTTCCACTCCGTTACCTAAAATGGTGCCGCCTTGGGATTGTGTAGAAAAAGCACCGCCCGTGGTGTTCTTCAGATAGTTTGCACTTCCTCCGGGAACTGGCATAATAATCTCCTTGTTAGATTAAGAAAAAAAATCAAAACTTATATGTTCCAATATTCCACAAGAAGTCCAGTTCCTAAACCTATATACACAAATACCGTCTACACAGAACAGTTTTTCTGGCACATTTTAATAGCTTTTTTGAGTCTTCTTCTGGCGGTTTCTCGACTATACCCATTTGACACGCCTATCTCCACCATAGTCATGTTGTGGTAGAACCGCTTATCTAGGACATCTCTAAGCTCTGCGTCTAAACCGGTAAGAATATCAAAGACCTCCATACGGCTTTTGTTTCTGGTGTCTACCTTCTCCAGAGACTCGTTGTTAAATTCCACTCGCTTCTTTTTAAGTTTGTTCTTAAATGCAAAAGTTATTTGTTGATACAGATAAGACGTGAACTTGGTTCCCCTTGTCCGGTCGTACTTGTCTATACACTTCCACAGGGTTTGCATCTTAATAGATTCTATATCGTCAAAATCTATGGCATTTTTATACCTGTTCGCAACCTTGTTCATAATGTTTTGCACGTCACTACTGTTCCAATATTCTTCAAAATTATTATCCATGATCTCCTCTAAGGATGACTCCACCCAGTATTTGTTTAAGTTCCAATAATTCATTCAGCCCATCAAGATACGTCTGATCTAGCTGGTCTGAAACAACATAATCAACTTGTCCCGTTGGGGCAACTAGAATAGACCAGTATTTATTGCCTACTAGCTGCTCCTTAACGAGATCCACAGTGGCCTGTGTTTCTTCATTTGACAAAACCTCTTTCTCTGTATATCCACAAAGCTGGGTTTCGACATCAAGCCTAACGTCTTTAAACTTAAAAAGGCTTGCAATTCCAATAAAAAATGTATATCTACCTATAACTCTTAGGGCTTCGATCCCCTCAATTTTACCAAGTTTGTCTTTGATCCCGTGAGTTATACTAAAGTTGGTGGTCCCTGTCCAGCAGTCCCACCTGTCGGAAGGCTTGAACATCGAGTCTAAGGGATACATGCCTAATGGCGTATGTAGCACTCTGGGAACCATGTCAAGCGGCCCGAGTGGTAAAATCTGCATCTCTGGATTCATGCTCGCTGCTTCTATTTCTTCTTGTGCCTGCTGAATTGCTTCTTGCTCCCTCGTCACAAAATCTTCAACTACAACGTTCCAGCTTTTCCAGCAAATTCTCTTACGGGCTGCGGTTTCTGGCAGCTTGGCTTCGTCGAACATATCTTGCCCCCAATCAAAGGTTGGTTATTTTATCGGGAGGAATCACCACAGAGTCTTCGTCTTTGGTCACTGATGAATACTGTTGTAACATACCCTCTATGGCGATAAAGTCATTCTCCGCATTATTTAATACGCATTGCTCCTTGATTTCCTCGAATATTCTCGCTGGTAAATCGTCCAGAATAAGTTTGTAAAATATGGAAGCGACTCCAATTAAACCCTCTTCCGTTGAGTCCCAGTCACAATTATACGCTATGTTTCCTTCGTTGTCAACGAATATCGACAAATTTGCAGAAACTTCCTCAGAATTGTTGGGAAACTGATCTGGGCGATTCGATGATTCCTCTGACATAAAAATCCTCCAATTCAAGAAGATGGGGTTCTATTAACTTACCTTTTTTTGGTCCAACGGTTCCTTCTGGGACCAAGACTCTATATAGAGCCTCACATTCGGTCGAGCCTGCCTCGTGCCTTAGATCAGACAATATGGGGGAAGCCCAATGGCAATCTAGACACGAGACTTTACTGTATAACTGCTGCACAGTTTCCTCTATGCTTTTAGTGGAAACATATGTGCTAGGAAGATTATCGTTCTCGTCTACCAGCACTTTCAGGAAGTCGGGAGACATTATATCAAATCTGTTATCTGCCTGCATTATCAGGAAAGTTAGTTTAAGTTTCATGTTGTTCTTGTGCTGGGGATTCTGGAGTTTTTGGCCCATCTACCTGCTGCTGCAATTTAAAGAGGGTGTCCAATTGTGCTACTGTATGAGAATATTTTTGCAACGCCTTGGCAAACCTAAGCCGTGCTCCTTCGTCTGTGGGAGCCGCTAGGGCAGCGTTCAGTTCAAATGCCGATTCTTCCAAAGTGGCCTTCAAAGAGCTTCGAGTCACATCAATAATATCCATCTTTTCTCCTGTCTTGATAGTCGGTGTCGGGGGGAACGAGTCCCCCCAAACCGACTGGCTATACGATTAAAATAGAAATCTTTCCCACCAACCTTGAGAAGCACCCAAGAAATATATTCCTACAAGAGCACCGCCCAAGAGGGCTACCTTTCTTACTAGTCTGTGTTTTCTGAGAAATGTCCCGATAGGACCGTTAAATAATGGCATGTTAAGCCCCCTTTCTAGTTATGTATGCTACCAAAAACACCACGCTAATCCACTAAAACTACTACTTAACTTGTCCTTCTCTTCCTTCGTGACGGTGTGGTTTTCTGAGCCTAAAGAATCCTTCATCAAGACGACTAAACCAGTCCCGTAACCCTCGTATTTTCCTTTCAAGGCTTCTCCAAAAAAGATCTTTGCTGCTTCAGCGTATACGTCATTAATCTGTTGTGCATCAGCAGCGTAGTCCTTGACTCTTTCTGCAAAAACCTTATTGAATACACATAGTCTAAGCCTGTCTTCTTTATCGGTTACCAAGTCCGCAAGACTTGAAACCTTTTCTAAAATTTCTTCTCTAGGTTTGGATATACTTAAAGGATTGTCATCAGGCTGTGGCGATGGGGTGATGTCAGGAATCCTTTCCTGAATCATCGGCAAAAACAATCCCACAAGGATGACAACTATGCCTAAAATAGTTCTCTTCGACATAATCTACTCCTCGATTGTAACCGGCTCCGGCGGGACGGGTTTCTTTCTTCCTTTAGCAAGAAGGGGGAATACCTCTTCTAGTTTTGCGGAAGCTTCTTTCAGACCCAATTGCTCACAAGCATTACTCAAGCACTCCCATTGACAGACCAGTTCCGTTAGGTTGTGGTCTGGATCATCGAGCACTAAGCGGTCTGCTGGAGTTTTTGGGTTCCTGTTCTTGAACATATCCCTAATGTGTGGAAAGACCAAAAACAGCCCAATCCCCACCAAAACCAGTTGCAACGGTTGCACGTTAGTGAAAAAGTCTAACATTGATAATCCTTGTTAAGCGGTGGGACGAACACTGTCACCGATTACCCATGCTACAACAATAGTAACAACACCAACAACCTGCTCGACATCCAAGTCGATGCCCAAAAGCTCGGACGAACAGATACCCACCAAACCAACGGCGGAAACCCAGAAGCGTCGTGACTTAAGCAGAGCTTTCACTTTTTCCATAAACATTCTATTATCTCCCAAAAAAGTAATGAAAAGGAACGACCGTTCCTAGTTACAGTTAGATCATCTGAACCCTTGGAAAAGAGGAAACAAAACTCCGCTTCTCCAAGTGTTTGTTGCTGTGTTTTGTTTTTTAGCACACTTACAAGATCCGTGAACATTGTCGCAGTCACAATAAGTGTCCTTGGTGTCACATTGACACTTCTCTCTTTTTTCTCCATGATAGGGACACGGTGTAACGTGTCCGTCTCCTTGTGTTATTTTTCCCGTACCCTTACATACGCACTTTTCTGGATCTGGGTCTGGTACTAGTGGTTTGTCGTCAGGGATGTCGGGCTTTGTGCCGAGGATCTTTTTTTCAGCTTGCGAGAAAGCTTCCTCGACTGTAGTTATTATACTCTCTAGATCGGCATTTGTCAAGTCTTTCTGTATCTTTTCTCGGGGAATCTGGAGAGAAATCACCCCCGCTATAGCGACAATACCGATTATCAGTCTTGTTTTAAAGTTGAAATTCATCAGAATACCTCATCTATTGTCCAATCGACTTTTCGTGCTGGGAACCCGTCTACGTTACTAAAAACCCACGCTCCTCCGCCAGATAACATTCCTCTAGCGTCTTTCTCTCTGATCCAAAAGCTACCTTCGGGTTGTCCTAAGACCTTTGGCCCAGAGTTCCAGACGCCCCAGCTATTTTGAACCAGAAACAGGGTTTCATTTTTTCTTTCTCGTGTGTCATCACAAGCAATCCATGCCATAGCATGATTCCAACTTCCACTTTTTTTCGCGATTCCATCACCGTCTCGACGACTTGAAAATCCATATCCAGAACAAACGGAAAGGGCGTAGCCGTTAGCTAAGGCGTCTCTAGCTTCGTCTACTGTCCGTATATTTGATATGGTCTTTACTTGATGTTTTTGTGCCTCGTTGACATAAATGTTGTCAGGTATTTTGAACTTGGCACCCAAGTTTGAATCATACTCAGAAAGATCTATGTCATCGTATTCTTTTCTCAGTAAAAGGCCGCCCGTCTCATGTACATATCGTGCAGCACGGCTACAGCTCATTCCTTGGCCCTTATGGCCCCTGAACTGGTAGATCCCCTCGGTTGCACCTCGGGCCACGAACTCCTCGCGTTCTCCGTCCACATGAATTTCTACTGCTCTAGTGATATCCACAGCGTTTCTAGTGGAATGAGAAACGCAATCTCCCGTAGTTTGCCTTTCTGCTGGGCCAAACCCAGCATCAAACCTCAAGAGGCTTTTGAATGGCAAGCTAAGTTTTCCCTTGCCGGAGCCTGCCAAGTCATATGCTGCTGCACCGAAGACAGGCATGGGTAGCTCGCCCATAAGTTTCTTAACATCTTCTTCGTCGCAAATAGCCCCAACAAACCCTCCTTTGTAGTAGTTGAGTATTTGTCGTGACGTTTTGAAGTTAGAGTCCATTTAACAACTCCTTAGCTGAGTTATGCCAAGTAAATTTATTAGCTGTGACAATACCATTAGGATTCGATAAACTATTAGGATCAGAACTCTTGAGGGAATGAACTTTTCTCATGTGTTCGATCAACTGTTCTTTGCTGGATTCTGAAAAGCTAGCCCACTCTCCATGTGAACCGGAAAAGAAAATTCCGTCTTGAGCTGTTTCTAAACTTTCTATATCTATTAGTAAAGAGTTGTCTTGGCTACAAAATTCAGTGTGAGCTGAGTAATTTGTGGCTATAACAGTTTTTCCGCAGGCCATCATCTCCAGCAATTCTAAGTTCCAACCTTCTGCTCTCGTGGGAAACACTCCGCAGTCCGCTTGGCTCATGATGTTATACACATCTTTTTGGGTTGGCTGTCTTGGAATTATCCTAATCTTACCCCCTAGTGGGGAGTTTTTGTATAGATCAACCCACCCCTGATTTCCCTGTCCTATAAAGGGATTCTCGCACATCATCCATAGTTCAACATTGTCGTTGTGTGCAAACGCCCTGTTGAAGCACTCTATCAGTATGTCGTGGCCTTTGCGTTTTTCCCATTTTCCGCAGTTTAAAAAAATTGTGGGCTTTCTAACGGACTTGGCGGGCTTGAATATCTCAGTATCCACGCCCAGCGGAACAACGTGAACTCGTTCGTGATGAAACTTAACCTGACTGAGCACAACCTCCTTTGCCCACTTCGAGCACACAAATATTCTGTTGCAGTGCTTGAGGCTTAATTTTTCTTCTTCGTCAAATTCTGTCAGTTCAAAAATAGGGAATCCAACATGTTCCCCTCTGCCTACGTGAAGATATAGATCGTTTTGATGCCACATCTTAACAGATGGGCAGTCTCCAACTTTGCCGTCCTTGTCAACAAAGGTGCGGTATCTATTTTTTAGCCCCCGTTCAATATATTCGTCAACAAACTCTGGTCTGGAAATAGGATACAGGGCAACGGATGGATTAACCTTTAATAAACTTTTAAATATATTATATCCAGCTACCCCATATCCTAAGTTATTGATAGGTGCAATGAAATTAAGCAATTCTATAGCTCCAAAATGAAAATACCCGTTTTTTTGATAGACAGAAAACGGTGTGTGAGAAAAACTGTCAGTAGATTATAGAATTGTCTAATGTGTTTTGCACAACAAATGTCTAGGATCTACCTCGGTGATGGGGGTTGTGATGACCATGATGACCGTGGCCACGATGATGGTTATCGTGTCGATGGTGACAACGATGACCGTGATCGCAGCGGTGTCTATGGTCGCAGCAATGTCTATGGCCACGGTGATGTCTGTGATGACCACGCTGCAAGTGTCTTCGCCAGTGGGAACGCCACCTCGGGTAATCGTGATGTCGTGACCGGCTGTGAGAGCGTGCCCTTTGTTTGGATCTTGAGCAACACCCTTCCCTACACTTACATCCATCCCTGCAATCACAACGACACTCTGGGCCGCATTTTTCGCAGTCTTTACAAGATGGTTCAACGCCCTTTGAGCGTGGGGCCGCCATTAATAGGGCCGGAATAGCCAAAAAAGAGGCTGCCGCTAACAGTGCTTTTCGTCGATTCATGTGTTTCTCCTTTTAGGTTGTTGTGTACTTTCTTCGCTTGTTTCGGTAGCCATGACCGGAATCAAGACTCTACCATTTTTTCCTTACCACATTCTACAAGACCAATATCGTGCTTTCCACTTAGGACCGGGGGCCGTGTCGCACTTATGTCTCGCTCTAAAACTTTTCCTTCTTTTTGGGTTATCCTTTTTGATCTCCATGTTTGGATCACCAAACCGAACTATAACGACCTTTCCTGATTGATTTTTTGTATATACAGCAAACTTTTTTGGCCCATCGGGGGTTCTGAATGGCTTGTTTAGAGTTACCTTTCTGCCCTGATACTCTGCTGAGTATGCGGGTATTAAAGTTCTTCCATTCTTTGTATAGACTCCTTTTCTAACAAACTCAAATATCTCTCCAGTCTTTGGGTCTTGGTATTTGTAGCCAGCTTTGGTCTTGGGTTTTTGTGCCTTCTTCCAAGATTTTGGGTCGGGGCGGTCGGGGTCTCCTCGTTTTGCTGGCTTGTAGTCGTCTCCCTCTCGCTCTTTTTTCTTGCGGATATTTTCCCATAATCCCGGCTTGGCTACAGATATATCCCACTCTTCTGGGTCGTCTTCAAAATCAACATACTCATCTTCAGAGGGAACGTAGAAGTTGTCTTCGTTTAAAGCCTCGGTATAACCAAGCTCGTTTACATTATACTTGAAATCTGCGGCGGACATGCTTGACAGACCGTCCATAGCCTGAGACGTGCAGACAGCTACCCTTTGAGACTGGTCTGGAAACTCTTTCTTGATTTTGTCACTAGACATGCATCTAGATATGAAATTTTCTCTGCTTTCATCTTCATTTCTTGTTGGTAGGGGCATGTTGCTCCTCCTTTTTAAAACGTCTTAAAATCTGAACTGAAAGAAAAACCCTTGAAACGGAGATGGATAAAAGGGAGAGTGGTTGTTATACTCTCTGGGTGACCGAGGATATACAATAACAGGAGGGCCGTAGTAGTGGTTAATCACTGGCGGTCTGTATACTCTATAGAACCCATAGTTTGGATGAAACCTAGTTTCTACGGAGGGAGAATAAAATGGATGCACATATTGCCTAATTTGGCTTTGAGGACGGGGATTTTGCCATTCCTGTTTTCCAATCCCCTGTCTGTTCATCAAGGGTCTGGGAGCAGTCGACGGTTTTATTATTCTTCTTGCTGGCCCCTGTGCGGAAGCGGAAGGTGCTACGAAAATTAAAAATAGTAAAGCTGCGAAGTATTTCATTATACCAACTCCTTGAGGGGTTCTCTGTGGTCTAGGAGATATTGAGGTCTACCGGTTCTGTCCAGAAGTGTGGTTGACATGGTGTCGATACCTAAGCCTCTGTACATGGTCGCACAAATTTCTTGGATGTGAACGGGCCGCGACTCTGGAACTTCTCCCAATCTGGTTGTTGAGCCAATTACTTGCCCGTGACGAAATCCTCCACCAGCTAAGAGGGCACCCGAAACCTGTGGCCAGTGATCTCGGCCTCCACCCTTGTTGATCTTTGGTGTGCGACCGAATTCACCCCAAACAACAACCATAACATCCTGAAGCATACCTCTCTCATCAAGATCCTCAACTAAGGCAGATACGCACTGGTCTAGCTTTGCACCATGATCTCTAACCAAGTCGAAGTTAGCCCCATGACTGTCCCATCGACCGTAGGACAGGGTAACAGAACGGGCACCGGCCTCGACCAACCTTCGGGCCATGAGTACATGCTCATTGACGGTTGGTGCTCCATCGTACTGGAACTTAAAAGGTTTTCCGTCTCCGTATCTCTCTCTTATTTTTGGATCTTCCTTTGATAGATCAAGAGCGTCCACCAAAGAACTGGACGTAAGAACGCCAAACGCTTCTTCTGTGAAAGTGTCAACATTGATGGCTCTATCTATCCTGTCGCTAATCTTGGCAAAGCCAGAGAGAAGTTCTTTCCGGCTTTGGAATCTGTCTACATCTAGGTTAAGTTTTAAGTCATTCATCATTTCCCCGTTGGGTTTGAACGGCTTGTGAGTATCTCCCAAGTAGCCAGCTCCACCAGACTCAGACCACGGGTTATGTTGTGTTGGCTCGGCAAGACCAACAGCCACAGGAACAGATGGATCTACAACTCCTAAGATTTTGGAGGCACATGCACCAATGGCTGGATAAGTGGTTCCAGAAACCATCTCTTTGCGACTCCATCCGGTCACACACTGATGGCCATCGTGGCTACCATCAGATCCTATGACAGAACGAATTGCGGTAAACTTATCAAACATAGAGGCGATCTTGGGAAAACATTCTCCTATTTGGATGCCCGCGATAGGCGTAGAAATAGGTTTGAATGGCCCTCTTATCTCTGAAGGAGCCTTAGTCTTGATATCCCACATATCCTGATGGGGAGGCCCTCCTCCCAGAAAAATATTGATTACAGCTTTATGTGACGTACCGCTTTGGTTTTGGGCCTGCAAGATCTCCGGCATTGAGAGGAGGCCGAATCCGCCCACCGAAAGAAAGCTTCTACGAGATAAAGTTAACATTTGTTTACCCTTAAATGATGGTTTGTGAACTCGAATATTATTCTATCCGAGGAACCCCTCCCAGTAATTCAGTTGTTCGTCGGTGAAATGGTTTCCGTATTTGTCTTTACCTTTGAGGTCTTCCACTTCTTTCCACACCTCTTGCCATCCGGCTGTATCGTTGCCTCTAACTCTAGCGGCCTTGTCATCTATATAAAGAACTCCTGCCGGTTTACCCATAAACGCTTTGTGGTACTTAACTCCATTCTTGTCTAGCCATATCAACCACTCTTGATAGCCGCGTTGGTATTGCATGTGGATATTGCCATTTTCCCTATCTCCGTACCGTGCGGTATATAAAATTATTTCGTATCCCAGATCATAGAGCTTGTTGACCTGTTCGATGCCGTGAACAAGTGGTGGGGCTAGTGCGTAGTCTCCCCCGTGGTCCTTGCCAGCAATGACGCCGTCACAATCTACAATAATCTTCTTCAGCGAGTCGTTCATTGAGTTTGTTCCTCTCTCATCTTTTTGAGCTTTTCGTAGGGTTGTTTATAAAAATGATCCCAATAGACACCGTTGCCACCCGGCATGGTTGGCATATTTTTCACAAGGTGCTCGAACCCCTTCCAGCATTCCTCGCAGGTAAAGTTAGGCTTTTCACCATGTTGCCCCTTGGGGTGTGTAAGGTAATGGTTTGTCTTGACAGATAAGTTCATATTGGTTCTTTGTGTAAATGCGGCAGCAGCCAAGAGCTGGTAAATAGAGTCAAGCTCTTCTTCGTGAGACTCTTCAAGCGTGAGTTGCTTGCTCTTTATCTCCTCTTGGGTTTTGAATAGCACAAAGCTCTGCGTTGTAAATGCAGCCGTCATTAATACCAACATCAGGAACAGTAACTTAACTTCTTTGCTTGTCATAATTTTCCTTAGAATATTGCGTTTGTTAGCAAGATAATAGATATGATAAAAAACGACACGAGTCCTAAATACAAAACAAACAGCCACCCCCTATCGAGTCCCGGAATCTTCATCTTTAGCCCCCTTGATTTTAGCTGGCTCGCTGGTGTTGCTAATTATCTGGATTATCTCAGCAACCCGCTCCTTGACTAGCTCTAGTTCGTCTGGGCGTAATTCCAGATGATACCTTAGCGGAGAAGTGGCAGATTGTCGGTATTCGTAGAACCTCATGTCTTATCTCTCTTGCTTTGGATCTCCCTTATCTCTGGTGGATATCGGCAGCTCTGTATTGACCGGACGTATCAAGTAAGGAAAAGATTTCGATGTCTCCGACTTACTCTTGTTCTCATCTCCCTCTGCTTCGGGTTTAATCTTCTTTATATCCTCAAACGTGGGGGCGGCAGCCTTGGGGTCTAACACCCAGTTAACACCGCGAGAAGAAGTCCACTTCCTCATACGTCGAACGGGCACAATGAGATTAAAGGTTTCGCCAGCCCCACGCACCAACATTCCAACATACTTACCGTTAGTGAGAAAAACTCCCCCACCAGAAGATCCCGGAAAGGCCGTGACTGTTGTCTGGTCAAAGATGACTCCATCACCACTTCCAAGATTGAGAACTCTACCAACTTGAGACATTATTCCTGCCGTCATCGAGTTTGCCCCAGATTGGCCAAGTAGACTTCCGACATGGAAGAGGTTGGTTCCAATAGCCGTAGGCTTTTCGGCAAGCTCAAACTCAGTATTAGTGTCAACAAATCCAAGTTTACGAACCATTAACACAGCCAAATCTTCTCCGTCTTCGGCGTCAGAATACAAGATAACTTTTGCATCCATTTTAAGCTCGCCAACCTTTCGACCATTTTCAACAAGCTCTTTGACGATTTGTGCGTCACGAAACTCTATGATGGTCTGCTTCTGACCTTTGCTGTTAATGATATCGCGGGTAGAACGAAGGTTGTCCACCACATGAGCACACGTCACAACAAAGTTAACTTTAATTTTCTCGGCGTCTTCTGGAGACTTTTGCAATTCCCTAGTAATAAGAACCCCCGATCCCTCAGAATTCGATGACTTAATAGTGACACTAACATCCTGTAGATGTTGAGCAACCTTTTCCTGTGCCTGTGCAACCGATGAAATCACCATCGCCAAGACTAACGCCGTATTCCGAACCAACTTATTCATCCCATAACTCCTTATCGTTTTGTTGTTAAATGATTATTCTACCGTCGCCTTCAAGCAGGTAGCGGGGTCTACCTCCTTGGTCTGTTCTTTGAGTCTGTTTGTCGATACCAAAGTGGTCAAACAGAGTGGCCGCAACGTCTATTGGCCCAACCTTATTCTCTGTCGGCACATAAGCCTTGTCGGACTTTCCGATTACTCGGCCATGATCGTAGTTGCCGCCAGACAGTAGCATGGGAGTAATAGACGGCCAGTGGTCTCTACCAGCATTCCCGTTTAGCCTTGTCCTGCCAAACTCTCCAGTAACAACGAGTAGCGTGTCTTCCGACATTCCACTGTCATAAATATCCTTAACAAAGGCGGAGAGAGCCTTGTCGAGAGCCGGAACTCTACCTTCAAGTGCCTTCTTGATGTTTCCATGCATGTCCCATCCACCATAGTGAACGGTAATAAACTTCGTTCCAAACTGGGACAGCCTGCGGGCAAGCAGCATTTGGTCTCCAATACCACCCTTCCCATACATTTCTCGCATCGCTTCCGGTTCTTGGTCGAGATCGAATGCGTCTTTGGCATTACCTAGAATAACATTGTAGGCAGTGTTGCCGATTTTGGTAAACGATTCGGCGTCTCTAGAGGTGACTCTGTTGGGTCTATCTAAAGATGCAAGCAGGTCTTTTCTTTCTGCAAAACGACTAACTTCGACCCTCGGGGTAAGATTATCTTTGTTCGAGGGGTCGAAAGGTTTGTGTGCCCCGCCTAAGTAGGTCGGCTGCTCCCCTTCGATTTTTCCCTGCTTTACGTAAGCAGGCATTCCGTTTAAGGGATGATTAGACCCAAATACCGCAGAGGCAATAGCACCGTGACCGGGATACTCTGAGTCAGCAGTGTTTTCTCGTTTTGGGTTACGATGCCCTGTCATCATCCAGTGTGTTGCCTGTCTGTGAGAGGAATCTCCGTGAGAAAAAGAGTTTACCGCCGTAAGGTGATCTCCCTGCTTGATTAGCTCTTTGAACAAGCCACCAAAAGCCAGCCCGTTCTTGTGGGTGACTACCCCTGTTACCGGAACATATGGATCTGGAACATTCTCAGTGGGAGCATGGAAAGTTTCAAACTGGGTTGGGCCACCACCTAACCAAACCCAAACTACAGATTTGTTGTTGGGTGCAGAGAACCCTTCTTCCGCGAAGGCTTCATTTGAAAAGGGGATCATCCCTAGCCCTGTGCCAAGTGTGCCAACCCTGAGAAAGTCTCGTCTGTTAAAGGTGATATCAAGCATGGTAGAACTCCTTGATTACTGTTGAATTTCTGAATCTATTGGGTATAAAGTGTCATCGTGTATTACAGCCGGTTCAGGGGAAACGGCGGGAGGCTGGAACATAGGAACCGGAACCGGAACCTGCTTTACAACCACCGGAACGTGTCTATGGTTCTCCCATAAGATGTAGCTAATTAGAGATAGGGACAAAGCTGCTAGGAAACCTAAACAAAAATTTTTCATGATTTAACCTGTGTGTTGCGAAAATAGTTCTGGAAATAAATCGTATTTAATATCTTCCCATATTACACCAGCAATAACCATTCCCGCTGCATTATCGGATGGAAAGTGCACTCCTTGCACACATCTAGCATAGCCAGCAAGCTTTACAGAATAAAAAAATGAATCGCTACACTCTGGGTACATGGAAGACAGTAGATGTGCACCGAGGGCAGCATATGCGGTGTGGCCAGATGGATAGGCCGGAGTGTGATATGTTTCTGATTCAATCACATTGACTCTAATACCAAAAAAAGGAGCCAACTGGTCTGGTCTTGGCCGATTATGTAGCCATTTCAAATTTTTAATCACCGGAAGAGCCACATTCCAAACCTCATCAAAATTAGACCTGTTAAAGTACAGGCTATTTTTTGCGAGAGTCCTGTTGAACAAATCAAGAGGCTCGTCATCAACAAGCTTTACCAGCTCCTTTTGCGAAATGGTAGGCCGATTAGTGAGATCTGAAAGATAGTTTAGTTCTTTCAGGGTTGTTGGAGAGGAATTCTTTGGCGGCTCAGGTAGAACCTTTTCCCAGCCAACGGTAATCTTATTGCTTACCTTCCAGCTTTGTGGAGAGTCGGTGTATTTAATTTTATCAATGTTTTTTGCAAACTCTGATACTATCTCTTTTGGGTCCATCGAGATCTTCCAAGCGTAATGGGTTAAACACGTACATAGTATTATACACAATTAACTCATTTTAACTGCTCCAAACAGTCGTTTAGAAGGCTTTCTGCGTCCAAGTATGCTTTTGAGGCACACAGATCTTTGACCATTTTTTTTGCCTCGGTGACACGAAAGCCTAATTTCTTGAGACATCCTATAGTGTCTGCCATTATTTGTGGATCTGTGGCCGACTCTGCCTCGTCTTCTCTGGATGGAGCGGCTCGTGTATGTCTTCTTTGTTTGGGGGCGGTGGGTGCGGCGGGTGCGGCGGGTGCGGAACGATATACAATCTTCTCCACCACCACGGGGACTTCCTTAACCTCTGGAAAACATGCGGCAATTGCCCATAACGCTCTTGATAAAAAGGCTAGGGCGATGGGGGCCATAAAACAAAACAACACCCAAAAACCGATAGTCCCGTCAAAAGTCCCTGTATTTTGCATTATTTACTCCCTATTCTTGATCTTCTAGCTCTCTTAAGTTTTCTTCTGTTTTCTTGGCAGCTTCTTGAGCTTCCAAGTGCTGTCTTATGAGTTCTTGGTTCTCTCGGTCTGCTTTCGCTTGTATTTTTCTGATCTCTTCTTCAAGATGGTAAGTCTCCCTCTCCGCTCTTTTCTTTTCGACATTTGCGAGCCATCTCGTTAGTCTTTTTTCCTTATTTCTTTCTTTTTTAGCTTTTTGTTTTCTAGCATTTCTCCGCTCTTTTCGTCGGTTTTGCTGATTTTTTTTCTTGTTTTGCTTTTTCATTGGTCGTATTCCAATCCGATTAGTATAAGTAGGACAACGGTTATAAAAATAATACCCCAGAGGCGGGGCATTGCGTTTAAAATATATGTCACTTAATGTCAATAAAAAATGGAAGGGTAGGATTTCCAGTTAAAGATACCTACAACTTTTCGGGGCAAAATCTGGCTACCCCAGTGAAGGAGCTTCCCTAATTTGTACCACGCCTAACAGCCTCATCCATTTGGACATACTCTGTTGGGTGTGTGCCTTACCGTCTCCTGCTGGCTCCGGTTATTCGGCCACCTTCCTAAAATCGGGGGCGACCCGATCTATATATATTATATCATTCTACGGTGTGAATGTCAAGTCTTTTTTCAAGTTTTTCCTTAGTTTTTATTAATTTCTTTTTCCGTCTATCTAGTTCCTTAGTTTCAGAGCGTCCCAAGTCAGGCTTATAGGATCTTTCTGAAAGGATCTGGATTCTGTGATTTACGTCTCTAAGCTGAGAGACAATACTTTTCTTGTTGTTCTTACTCATTATAAAAAGCCAGTTTTACGACATGGCTAGGTCTGTGGAGGCTTCGTACTCGCAACTTAAAAGACCTCTGCCTCAGCGTCCTGCGTGACCGTTTCAACCTTTGTTGGCTTAACAACCTTCGAGAACGTGCTGGGCAAGACACTATACGAAGTCCTAGAGACACCGTTCTTGTCTTCCCAATTGCGTTGACGCAATCTGCCATCCACAATTACTCTGTCACCCTTACTCAGCGTAACGTTTTGTGCATAGGCGGCATGACTGCCCCATCCATCCACATCGAGATAGATGGTTTCCTCTTTTCCGTTTCCGGTTGACTCGTTAACAGCCATCCGAAATGTAACAAGATCCTTTTCCGAGATATTCTTGTACTCTGGATCTTTGGTGAGATTACCCTTAAGAATAATTCTGTTATTCAACATCATTTAAACTCCCTAAAAAATTAAACAACTTATCGACGAGACAAAGCCTTCTGAGCCAAAACTCTCGCCTTTTCAACACCGTGACTTCTCAACAACGTATTCACGGTCCCGCTACTCGGGGTATTAGCGAAAGAGGAAGAAAGTTCCTTCCCCGACATCTTTCCGCTTGCAAATTTAGAAACCGTGCTAAGGCTTCTCTTCGTTGTAAGAATTGAATTCCAATTTGTTGTCATCAAAAATCTCCTTTTCCTTCTTTAGTAACCACTAACTTTTAGAGCATGTTTGTTTGCTCGCTACCACTATTATAAACTATGTGGCCTCCTTTGTCAACCATTTTTTTTATTTTTTTCAATTTCTTTGGCGGCTTCCTGTAGGTACGAGCTGTCAAGCTTGTTCGTTGGTATGTATATCAGCTCGATTTTGTCTTTAATCATTCCGTATATTGTCATGTAACGATAGCTATGTGTGCACATTTTTGGGTCTGATATGTTAGAAAAAAGTACCTTGCTTATGCCACACTGGTAGAGTGTCTGTAGGCATTGTAGGCATGGCATCGCTGTTATGTAGGCCCAAGCGTCTAAAGTACATCTTCCAATTCTAACAGAATTATATACAGCATTGGCCTCTGCGTGAATCATATAGGGATACTTGTCGGGTCTGGTGTTTGGCAGAAGAGTGTCGTCAACACCTCTGATAAAACCGTTATACCCAGAGGAAATAACGGTTCTATCTTTGACTAGGACGCAGCCACACTTTGTTTGCGTGTCGTGACTTTTTCTAGACCACAGGGCAGCCTCTTGAAAAAAGATATTGTCCCAGTCATCGGGTTCCTTGCTGCCAAACGATTCAAGCATACCTAGTCTATACCCACTCTCCCTGCAAGTTGGTCTGCTTGACGCCACACCTCTTGCACTCCCTGTGCGACTCCATGCTGTCGGAATCACTTTTGTAAATGTATTCCCACATGTGCCAGCCAACCCAGCATAAAAATTTAAGCCAGTTGTTCCAAGACATTTTTGCTCCTCGGTTGTGTTTGTGATTAGAAAATAGACCGCGAGTGGAGGCGGCGGGAATCGAACCCGCGTCCAGTATAACTTCCACATTTGCTTCTACATTGTTAGTCTATTGTATTCGCACAACAAACAAAGCTAATCTGATAAGTTTAGTTGGTATGCTCAGATGGCCCATATCCAACCTAGGAATATTTTTTGAGGAAACATACAAAACCTTTTTTGACTTGATTGGTTAATAAGGCTCAAGTCAGCCCCAAGCTACACTAGGCAGCTAACGCGAATTGCTTATCGGCAATTATAAATTTAATCGGTTTTTATACTGGCCCACCGATCAACCAGTCAATGCAACAAATACTTTCATTATCTGTCGATGCCTTTTCGCCCCCCTTTTATCCAACTCCACGTAATAGTAAATCGCTACCGCCCGCTCCGCCTTCTCGTAAGAATACGTTAAGGAAAGCTATTCCGTCCACCTCACCACCTGAAACTGAAATTGTGTCAAGTGTTAAAGCTGAAATTGTTCCGAGTGCAAGAGCGTCGTCCCGCAGGCTAACCGCCCCGACTTCGCTACCCGTTAGCATGGCTAGTTTGGTGTGGCCGCTGAATGATTGAGTGGTATCGAACGTACCTTCATCTCCGTTGTCGTTACATCCGGCAAACCTAATAAGGGCGTCATCGAAGGTAGTAGACGTGGCTGCTCCGATATCGTATGTCGGAGGAAAACCGGGGCTGGGGTAGCTGGGACTAACGTCGGAACCCGACGATTCGTTGTTCCAAAAATCTCCCGAACTCCATCCAAGACTTGCAGAAACCCTATGGACTATGAATCTAACGTCGGCGGTGGCTGAAGTACAGGTGAAACTAATGGAGCTAGGGGGGCTAGATGTCATGATTCTATAAAATCCATATACCCTGCACAGATGCGTAGCTCCTCGTGTGGCCAGAGCGGTTGCACCCATATTCCACCCAGTTGGAATGGTCACTTCTTCGTCGCTCTCGACTACTGCGAACACGATACCTAAATCGTCTTCCATAAACGAGATACTCGGAGAAAACGTAAAGCTAATGGCGGGGCCACTGGTGTACGAGCGTGTCATTGTCTGTTCTACCGTTATCGTCACTGGTCTGTTCTCCTAGATTGTGTCACACTGCCAATATATTATACACCCAATTGTGCTTTTGTCAAGACTTTTTTGTATTTTATTTGCCCAGCATGACAGTTTTGTCGGAACCTATAACTGTAATTCGATTCTGCTTAAACCTAAACAACAGCACTCTGCCTAGATCCAGCATGAATTTGTCTATGTCTTTGAAGGAGTTTCCAACGCGGGGATAATTTATCGCTGAAATTTTCCACCCCGTCTCCCTGTATTTTGACCCCGAGATAAACTCCACACTAGTTATACACACGGGAATATGTTTTTCTAATTCATCTTGAAAGAAACCAACCTCCCGAACTAGATCCTCATAGGAAAAAGGCTCCTTGGTTTCTTCGTTTACAGACCCCAAATACAACTCTACATTATGAGTCGGATTGATTTTCATCCTCTGTATCCATTATAATTTCGTCGTAACTAAATCTATCAAGAGGTTTGCCGTTTGTTTGTAGGGGAATTTGTTCTGCAAGTGATTCGCTCCATTTAGCACATCTTCCACAGTTCCTTCGTCCTTTATTCCCCCCATGAGATATAGCTGATGTTGTTGCAAAATGCTGAACTGGGGACGGGTCGCAAAACCACATAGTTCTACCCATAAGGTTCATTATTTTACCGATGGCGGTATCACTATTTTGTATTCTCCAAGGTTCCGCTATTCTTTCAGCCTTCTTTCTTTCCCAAACGCTTGCCGTTTTTGTTCGTGCACCAAGCCATTTTTGGGAAAAATCTAACTCTATTACCTCCTCAAGCACCTTTCTTGGCCACGCTAAGGCACACGCTCCCCACATGCTCCTTGTGATGACGCGATTGACTCCATAATCTCTCATCATCGTCTTCTTGTTTGGTTTGATACTGTAGTGTTTTGGTGTGTACAAGGAAACAAACCCAACATTTGTATCGGGCCACAATATATGATTCTCAAGGAAGGTTTTGGAATCTGGATGAAATAAGCTATCGTCTTGCACTGTTAGTATTATATTGGCGTCACTGTTATCTAACGCATACCTAGCACTGTACAGCCAATTATGCCAAACTCCCTTCTTTTCTTTGTGCCGTATCACAAACTCGTTGTCCGCATCTGACAATATGGTATCCGGTTCCGCAAAAAGGAACGGCTCAAAGCCAGCAACCACCAGAGACTCAGTGCAGGTCTTCACTGTCGGGACTCTTCGGGGAGCCGTAGTCACAGCACAGAACCACTTGTCCTTGTTGGGGTTTTTGGCCTCTTTCTTTTTGACCTTGTTTATAGCGGAGGTTAAAAGGCTGTTGGCCACAACCCTCGTTGCTGAACTTGGAACCCAGCTAAAAATAACTCTTCCATTCGCCTGTGCAACTAGGTGGTTCACAATATGTGCCCGATTCTTTTCACAAGCATCTGGTCCCCAGACATTCATCTTCTTTGCCAAGCTCTTGCAGTTGCAGCCAGACCTCTCCAAAAAGCTTGGTATCATCTTGTGGAGTTCCGTTCCTACACCTTCTCCAAGTTTTTGCTCTGTTGTAAGCTGCAACTCTTGGCCGTGTTTTTTTGATGCCCTTCTCGCAAGCCTCTGAACTGTTCTGCATGTATGTGTGCGACCATCTTCCCACTGCGTGCAAAGGGAGCAGGCGTAGGGGTTGGTGGCTGCTGGTACTCCGGCAAGGGCTGACGCTAGGTCACATGTATGATCGTTCTCCAGATGAGGACAGTCAACGTCCTCCCACGTTGCATCAACGTCTCCAATAACAGTTTTTCCGTTGGAATCAATACTTGTTTTTTTCATTGTCCTTTTCCTTGAGATCATGTTTGTCACCCCCCCAGTAGACATCGGGTGACTGTTCCGGCTGGGCCTTCGCAGTTAACCGGCGGAGCACCCGGAAGTTCGCATGTGCAGTCACCTCGGTGGTCACAGTCGTTTGCGTCAATAATCCAGTGCTCGCTTCCCGGTCCGGTTGGTGCGGAACATAGGTAATAGCACGAGCCTGCCTCGCATGGGTTGTCATCCCGTGACGCTGATTCAGACCCTGACGCCGAGCCGCTGCTGCTGCCACTGGTCACGCCCGACGAAGGACGACCACTAGAGCTTGTTGTTCGTGAACTGCTTGCACTAGCCGAAGAACTGGCACTAGCCGAAGAACTGGCCGAAGAACTACTGGCTGAAGAGCTGCTTCCACTGGCCGAAGAACTACTGGCTGAAGAGCTGCTTGCACTGGCTGAAGAACCGCTGGCCGAAGAACTGCTGGCCGAAGAACTGCTTGCACTGGCTGAAGAGCTGCTTGCACTGGCCGAAGAACTACTTCCACTAACCGAAGAGGTGCTTGCACTAGCACTAGCAGAAATGCTTTGACTGGCACTGGCACTTGTACTTGCGGAGCCAGATATTGACTGGCTAATGCTCTCACTAATGCTCTGTGAACTACTGCTACTACTGCTACTATCGTCGTCTTTACAGCATTTGCATGGTCTTCCCATAGCCGCTCCAAAAAAATACGGGGCACTTTCGTGCCCCTACACGAGCTACTTAACCCTTTCCCATCTACCGGGAACATAGATCGGTTTATAGTAACGATACTCCTTGAACAACGGGAGTCTGTCGGGACTCCTAGTAAACGGAGCACGCAGAATCAACTCAATACCACCCAAGGTTTGCTGCGTGCAGGTCTTGATCTGGTTGCAGGAATTTCGCACAACACTACCAAGATCGAGCACCTTGATGACTCTGGGTTCTCGCTTAATCTCCTGAGCCTGTGCGTCTTGAGTTAGAGCGGCGGCTAGAATAAGAAACGTGGCAATCAGTAGTCTTTTCATTTTCATCTTTCTCAAAAAAAACATTAAAACACTCATCACAAACGGTTTGTGATGCTACATACAAAACCTTACTGAAACACCCACAGTGGTCGCAGGCGTCAATAGGGCTTGGGTATGGCTCAAAGGACTGGCCAGTTTCCATACGGCCATCGTTTTGCAAGCTCATCTGTAACCCCATCTATTTCTACAATCCAGCGTCCGTATTTGCCGGTCTTTGTTGTTTTTATTATTATATACTCTTTACCGGTGTCTGCCTGAACCCCTTGGAGAAGCCCCCTGCAAACCTCTGTTGCGTGGTTCCATTCGGGATGTCCACGCTCTGGGGTGTCAACCCCCTTTAGTCGCCCTCTAATCTTTATTTTAATGTGAAACCCAAGATCCACGATCAGGTCTATGGTGTCGCCATCAATTATACGGTCGATGGTGGCTTTGTACTCATGCATCACGCAACCATAATCCTTTCCCTAGGGAGAACATCATTATAATTATAGTATAGTTCAAAATCTTTGGCATATTTTTCTTTAATCCACCCCAAATTTTTTTCGGAAATGGTGTCATCTTGAGAGCGGGGTGTCTTGTTCATATGTGGTATATCGGCATCGATGTCAAGACTCTTTAGCAAAAAAGAAAGTTCTTCCTGAAAATTATCCATCACTATTACAATTTTAGGATTGTGATGCCAGCTAGACTGCGGCTCAATGGGGTAAATATACTTACAGCTTTGCGGGCCTATCTTAAGGTCGTGGCTCTCGTTGTTGGAAATAATGTGTATTAAGGCTTCATGGAACCGATGTCTGGGGTCGCTAAGGATATTGGCCCAGCTATCTGGGGTTTTAGCCCCCTTCCTGAACAGCAGGTTAAAAAGTTGTGACTTGTTTTTCCCAACGAACGTAGGAACCAAATAGGCGGGACCAAGTGGATTGGCTAGGATTGTCGGTCTATCTTCATTAAATTTGGTGGAATGTTTGTGTTGATGAATAACACGAAGGCTACGCACTATATATCTTACCGCCGAAACGAATCTTTCGATTGGGTTTCTTATTATAACTAACTGGTTCGAGATTCGTGGATCATATATATCAACATGATGTGGATTGTATTTTATTGTGTTGTTCTTTATGTGTCCACATATTTTTTGTACAGAAATGCCCCCAGTCTTGGGAACGTGTATAAAGTTGACAGTCATTAGGCATCCTTGAGTTCCATATACTCGGTCAGTGCCATGAGTATTAAGAGAACGTATTGGTTTAGCTCGTTTGGCGTAAGCTCGAAACCATACTCGGCTATTTTATGCCTTAACAACAGCCTCTGCTTGCTGCCAAGCTCGCATATTGTACATAAATAGTTTATTGTAGCGGGGTCTCCGTCAAGAAAAAGCTCTACAAAGTTACTGTATGCTTCCCAAGCCGTCTCTGTAGACAATGAGGGGTCGTACAAAGAGCTAAGTACGTTCGATAGTGTATGTTTCTCCATTTTGGGATTCACTTCTTAAAGTTTAAACGTTTGTGTTTTTTTATACGCATTTTATGCCTATCTGGGTAAACGAATTATCTCTTCACGACAAAGGTGGCACACTTGGGAAGGTCTTTTAGTGTCGGTGCTCCGACATATGCACACGCACTTCTAATGCCGCCAGCCACTTCCTGAAGCACATTCTCAACTGGCCCTTTGTATGGAACGCTCTTGACTAGACCTTCTGAAGCTCTGTAAGTCTCCATCCCACCACTATATTTTTGCATTGCAGTTTCACTGGACATCCCGTAGAATTTGAGTGATTTGGGCCATGTTCTTGTAGCACCAAGTTGTTGGTCGTACTCCCATTCGCCTTCACACTCATCCGTTCCTGCTAACATGCCTCCGAGCATAACAAAATCTGCACCGGCGGCAAAAGCCTTTACGACATCCCCCGCTTCTTTACATCCTCCGTCAGCACAAATATGTCCCCCTATGCCATGAGCAGCATCGGCACACTCTATGATGGCCGACAATTGTGGATAGCCACACCCAGTTATTCTTCTCGTGGCACAAACGCTTCCCGGTCCAATGCCGATCTTGACTATATCTGCTCCACCGCTAATTAATAGCTCACTTACCATCTCTGGAGTACAAACATTGCCAGCCATGATAACTGCGTGTGGGAATTCATTTCTAATCCTCTTAACGTGGTCAACAAATACCTTTTGGTATCCATTGGCTACATCAATACAAATTTTCTCTATACCAATCTCACACCTCAAGGACGGATCATTATCATAGAATAGTACCGCCTCATTTACTGCACGCAGTTTGCGAACATCATCCTCCTTGATTCCTATTGTGAACCAAGTATTTAAACGCCAGCCAGCTCTATAATATTTAGTCAGTTCGGCAAGGCTGTAGTGTTTATGCAGGGCGGTTTGCATTCCGATCCCACCTTCAAATCCAGCAAGAGCCTCTGACATAGCAAAGGTTCCCGTTGTGTCCATGTTCGCCGCTATTATGGGAACTGCCAATTCTCGTGTATCAGCATGGAGATAGTTATAACCTTTTGCAATGCCTACGCCAGACCTAGTAGCTAAGGTAGACCTCTTAGGCTTAATTAAAACATCGTCAAAATCTAGCTTCAAGCCGTCTTCAAACTTCATCGGTAGACTCCATTAGTTCTTTGACGGAGTTCTCACAAAACCCCTTGTCGCCTCTCTCGATTAGCTCTATGATGATACCCCCAAGCAGGGGTTGTGGCTTCGTGAATATTTGTCTTAGATCGTCATCGGGACAGTCAATAACATCGTCACTTAAGAACTCTATACCATCGTCTCTCCATTTTTTCACGATGGGATCTATGTTCTCAACCTTGTAGGCTATGTGGTGGATGCCTCCGTGCTCACTAGGTGTGTTCTGAATCCACTTCTCCACTATGGAACCACGGCTCCCCTCTGACACGAAAACCTCGGGGAGCGAATCTTCGACCAGAGCTTTGCATTGAGCCTTGGAGTTATCGTCAAAATTAATTTCAAACTCTGCACCCACCTCGTAGTTAAACATGCGGGAGAGGTGGTTCACAGTCTTGTCCCTATTGGGAACGCGAAACGCGATATGGTCTAGTTTCATTTATGTTTCCCATTTTTCTATGGTAAACCATTTGTGAAAATTATAATCCGGCAAAACAACTCCAAGTTTATTACCCATATAGGGAATTGGTTTAATGAGGCCATCACTTCTGGCTTCCTCGTAGAATCGACTAACCTTGTCAGCCCACATTATACCCCACCTAATCTGCTGGCTCTTAGACTCCACTAATTTAATATGGCGTTCTAGATTGTAGTCTTTTGGTTTCCTAAGATCGGTTCCACATTTCACTGAGTTATATATAAAGAGAATACTAGCACCCTCTTTGATATACGACCTGAGATCGCCCTCTTTCAAGGTGAACTTGCCAGCCGTTGGAACCCACTTAACCTCCAGTGGATGTTCTTCAAGAAAACGGGACTCATGTGGGGTTCCGAACGATCCAGTGACCTTGTAGTCCGCACCGCCCGTCTTGCCGCTAGCTATGAACCCGCCGTCATTATCAACACCATTGTTGTCCCAAGTTGTAATGGTGTAATCGCTGATGAGTCTATGCGTGTTCTCATTATTTTCACATGCTTTAAGCCACCTGTGAAAAAAATATTTTTCTAACTGGGTTGCAAAGTAAATATCTTTTTTGAAAGTGCTAACACTTCTATTATCAAATCTTACAGACATGTTTTATCCCTTATCCTACGAATTTAAACACCATATAGGCGACAATGCCTAATCCAATTACCGCAGCCAGCCACTTCCATCTGTTACCCTTCGCCACCATGAGCTTAGTTTTTTCTTCGATTCTACGGAGCCGGAACTCTCGTCGTAACCGCCGCTTCTCATCCTTGCCGATCCTTAGATTTTTTTCTATTGAGCCAATTAGGTCATCAATTTGTTGGTCTTCTTTTTTCTTTGCCAAAACATCATTACCTCCAGAATAGGAGAAGCCGTGACCAAAACGACTTAGGCTTCTCTGGTTTATTTTTTTCTTCTTCTACTTGTTTGTAAAATTTTTCTATGTTTTTAGAGTGCTTGCCTCTTATTGTATCGACTATCAGAAAGTAGTCTGAGTCTGACAGGTCTTCAGTTTCACATCTCATGCTGGCTCCCCGTCCAGTCTAATTATAGTAGTAATGATTATCTAACGCACGTTTTTTGTGGCGTTATTCCTCTTGCCAGCCATCCTGCCAAGATTTGAATTCGGAATCTTCTTCAGGCTCAACAAAGCATATGTTAAATTCTTTTTGGAAAGCCTCAAATTGTTCTATTGGGATTGTGACCGTCTGTGAATAATGGTCGGCTGTGAATACTGAGTTGTACAAAATGTTACTCCACGCTTTTTTCAAATCGCCAAACATCAAAAAACTCCTATATTATATAACAGGTAAATAAATAAGTAGCCGAGTACATATCCTCCCACATACCACAATAGGAAACGCATGATTACTTCCATTAGATTATTTTCGTTGTTCATTGTTGACCTTCTTGCCGCTCTTGTCTACAACGATAAATCCGCACCCTTCGCATAGGACATTCCATAAGTCACGATCTTCTCCCCATTCATCTGCAAAATCGTTTCTTTTCCCATCTCCAAAGAGTTCTGCTGTGCAGTCGTAGCAAAAGTCAGCCATAGATCGTCTCCAATATTTGTCGGGTGTCGTTTGGGTCTTTTACATGGTGGTATTCGTCAGCCTTTTGAGAGATATGGTAATCGTTTCCGCTTGTTCCACATCTGTCGCCAAAAAACACAGTGCGTCCAAACATATCTGACAATACTTGAGACTTATCTTTTCCTTTTGGGTAGATGTCTATGCTTATTTCTCCACCGATGGCGAATTCCAGCTCTGGATGCTTTTGGGAGAGTAGTCGTGCAATCTCCTCCCTTTCTCTGTGTTTTTTATCCCATTCAAAGTATTCTTTTCTAAGCACGGGGGAAGCCGATCTTCCTACGGTGGACATATTCGCCATGCCAGCCCTCTCTTCGAGGTTGTTTTCTGCTCGACAGTACCATACACTGGACTCGACTGCCCTTGCTATGTTTGACCGAAGTTCATCGGAAGGCTCCCACGATGACTCCTCCCTCAAGCGACCCCTTATGTAGAGTTGGTTGCCGCAGTTTTGATAACATCCCGCAGCAAGTCTCCATAGAGCCAAGCCAATCTGACTTTTCGTCTTTTCTTTGTCTGATCCCGTGACAAGAAATACCCTGTTCCCTCTTTCGTGTTGATTGTTAACCCAGAATCCAAAAAACCTTTTAAAATCTTCTTCCATCTTTTTTCGTGCTGGGGTAAGAGTGCCATCTACATCAAACAAAAAACTAATCATTTGGCTGGCTCTCTTGGTCGTCTAATTTAATTTCCTCATCTGGGAACAAGCCAAGTCTAGACATTTCACTTCTCGCTGCTGTACGAGCGATCCTTGCCATCTCCTTTGGGGCAATGTCTGTGAATGTATGGAGCATCATGCGAACATCGTTGATGTCGCGTTCGTGAGAGTAATGTAGAGATTTAGCCTGCCTAATTTGCTCACTCAGGCTGTTTATAGATACTTGCTGAATCACTAAAATTGACAACAGCAGGACGATCTGGCAAATCTTATATGTATTTTTCATTATATGATCCTTAATCTTGCGTTGGAAAGCAGAACATGACCCATATCCATATACGAATGATAATGTTCTCTGCAAAACTTATCATTTCTTTTTCCATCCATTCATTAGAACTCTCATAGCGTTCTCGCCAAGAAACTTTTTTATAACCTCGTCACTATAACCTACACCCTTTAAGTAGGATGTGATACGAGGCAACTCAGACATATCCACTATCTCATCTGGCGGATCGGTAAACCCGTCAAAGTCAGTGCCGATAGCAGCAGTATCTTCACCACACACGTTGATGATGTGGTTTAGGGTTTGTTCGATGTACTTCAATCCTAGCCCGCTATCCACAGAAGATAGCCAGTAATTCATAAAGATGATACCAGCAGCACAACCTCTGTCTGCTAGCCACTTTAGTTCCCAGTCTTGGAGATTGTATGTCAGTCTGTTGACCTCAAACACTCCCATATGAGTAGCTAGAACGCACTCGGATTTGTCTCTTGAGTCAACAAGGTCGTATATTTGCTTGCGAGCCTTGACGGTGCAGTGTGACACATCTATAATCATACCTAGATCAAGCATCCTGTCAACCACCTTGAAGCCCAGCGATGTTAGACCATTGGTTTCATCCCACTTGCCCAAAGCCTTACGCCAGTTCATATGTTTGGCTCCATACTCTGGGTACGGGAATACGGGATCGACACAGTGGTTTGGGTAAAAATGAGCCAGTCCTAAATAAGCAACCCCCCTGTTGAAAAAGTGCTCCAAGTTGTTTAGCACTTCGACTTCTACTGACTCGGGATGTGATGTAATTTTATCGTAACTGTCTTTTCCAGATTGTACTCCCTGTAGGCTGTGTGCTCCTTCGACGGCATGAACAACAGAAATGTGTTTGTTCTCTATGTTTGTTTTTATATCGTCGGGACAGAGTGCTATCGACATCTTCCTCTCAGTCCCTTTCACGCCAGCGTTGTAAGCCTCCACCTGCTTTTCCATCCCGTCTAGCATGTTCTTGGTCGCATCAAAATAGGTTGGGTCTACGATCCTCCTGCGAACGCTGGGGGTCAACCATAACAACCAGTCTATCAGTGAAATGTCTTCTATCCACCCTCGCTCCAAGATGTATGCCGTAGACAATAAAACGTCCACCCCGCCCTCATCTATCTTCGGAAACGATGCTCTGTTACTAAAAGGCCAGAACTTCTCTTTGAATAGTCTAGCCAGCCAGTTTCCGTTCCTCTTGCTTAGGTTGCGACCAAAAATATCGGCCTTCAGCATTGAATGTGTGTGTAGATCGACGACCGTCGATTCATTATGAAGTTGCTTTGAAGACATATCAATCACCTTAAGCTCAAACTAGGTAGGATTTCACGCCAAGAGTTTGAGCTAGCTCGACGTTCTTCTCGTTGTCGTCATAGAAATATATTTTGTCGTATCCACGAACTATAGCGTGGAGTGCCTTTTTTTTGCTGTCGGCTATCCCATCTGATTCGTCCTTATCTCCAACACATATAATTTGTTTTGCTTCTATGTCCTGTGTTGATAAAAATTTTGCGATAGCAGATGTCATGTCGCTACTTCTGGCAGTTAGTATATAAACTGAGTGATCCTCGTCGTATACATCCTTTGCTAACCGTATGAGTTCTGTAGGTTTGCCGTCTTCAACTAAGCGAGGACATTTGAATTCAGAGAAGTCAAATCTTTCGCCACTCTTTAATTCATACTCGTTAAATTCTGCTGGCGTTAGTTCTTGTTTTACGCCCACACAACACGAAGTCGGCCCGACAACAAGGACTTTAGCTTCAGTTGTTGCTAGGGTGTCGTCAAAGTCAAAAACAAACGCCTTTTTCATAAATTACCCCACATATTCGTGTGAATAACAAACCCTTCTCGACAATGATTCCTTAATCATATTGTTGTAGTTTTTACCTCTTCCAAGATTGTCGAGTCTGGCCTTCCCATTTTTGCTTGTTGCTCGCCATATATCTTGCTGGTTCCGGTACTCGCCTAATTTTATATTTGCGGTCTTAGAGAAGAATCTTTTATCTTCTCCTACTAAGATTTTACCAACACATTCCGACATCCTGTTGCCGATACCCATCCCTTGATAGTCCGACAGGACAACAAGGCGATGCTCACGCCAAGCGTTTTTGAGCGAGCCACTAGGCATAGCCAAAACGGAATCGAAAGCCACGGGATTGTCCCACAGGTATCCAACCCAACATCTAGCCGCCTTGTTTAGTTGGTCGCCCAAGTAGTGATGCTTCTTGAATATAGCCCAGTAGGTTTCTTTAAGTTCCTTCGGTACTTCAAAAACATCAATCTTTATGCTCGGTCTTTTAAACATTAGTAAATCTCAATCCTTGCTACACGCTTCATTGATGTTCTAGGGTCAACATTTTCAAAACGCTGGCCGCTGTCGCAATCAAAAACCCAATCCGGTTCGATCCACTCTATTATGTCCTTGTGACAAGAAGCTAACACAATATTCTTCAAATCATTTTTTCTAATATATTTGCTAAGTGCTACCGACAGGCTTTTTGCAGTCTCTCTGTTTACCTCAGAGGTGAACTCGTCAAGGATCATGCCACTTCCAAGCAGTCTAGCGATGGTCGCACGGTACTTTTCACCGTTACTTAAAACCCTATATGGTTTGCAAAGCGTTGGAACAGAGGCGATGCCACAGGCAAATAGCTTTTCAATCGCTATCTCTGGATTGTTGAAGTGCGACACAATGGCTTTTTCGGGGTTCCAGAGAATGGAATCAGAAGACTCGGCAAAGTAATTTCTTAAAATCTGACTCTTGCCGCTACCGCTAGCCCCTACAATCATGCCAATATTATATGAGTTTTTATCGGGTGGTTCAAAATCTGGAATGTCTGTGGTGATAGTACCATCAAACTCTAGATCGAACGCTTGTGCTACCCTAGCGGTAAATTCGTCTGGCTCTACACTAATGCTGATTTTCATTCAAACACCTATCAAGTTAATTTGCACGCGGTTTATTCTATTATACAATACATATCGGTATTGTCAAGAGAAAACTTTAATTATTTCCGAAACTTTCTCCCCAATCATTTTCAAATGCGTCTTTGTCCATGACGTAATAAAATAGTTGTTCTTTGTAAACAATATTAAAAAGGACGGCGGGGGATAGGCTCTCGACAACATGGTTGGCTAATTTTTCACAGTTAGCCTCGCTGTGGTCGGGTGTCGTTGGGTTGTAGATTTTAAGGTTGGGTTTATTCATCGTGGATAATCTCTTTCCAGAATGTCGAGGCGATCTTCCGCATCCACCAATAGATCAAGTGCCTCATCAAGATTCTGGTGGTAGTCACCAGTTGAGTGATCTCCAATACCAACACCATTCTCTAACAGTAGCTCAAGGGAAAGGCGAGCCTTCTCCTTGTCGGCCACCGCCTTGTGCCACAGGTAGCTAATTGCTAGGCTCTTGCAATTCGATTCCATAATCAATCTCCTTTACTTCTTTTATAAAGTCTTTTTTAGTTTTGTTATAAAAAATTAAATTACTTATGATTAGACCTTGAAACCAGTCAGCACAAAGGTCAAACCCTCCAACACTCCAACATGCGTCAGCCAAATCTTGGTATGGGTATATATCATTAGCAAAACAGCTTGGACATCTGCCTACTGACATGGCAGTATAAGGTGCTGAACATACTAGGTATTCATCTTCTGGCGTGGCGTTACCACATGATTGACATTTCTTATTCGGCATAATTTTGTTTCAGATATTTAGGGATTCGTTTGTCCATAACTCCCCTCACACGCTTCTTGTAAGCCCCCGCAAAAAAAGGCAGCTTAATAATAACTTCAATTTCGTCATCGAAAATCAACACCTCCCCCGATACAGATACCCCCATGCTTTTGCAGGAAAACTCTACACGACCTGCTGAGTTTTTTACATCTTTCTCTAACTCAATATCAGTAGCTTGAAAGTCGTTGAGGAGTTCCTCTATTGCCATGTCTACCCTAGTTCCCACCTCGTTTAAGGGAAGATTGTGTGGATACGTTTCCTTGACTTTAGGCATTATTAATTTCCTTCTAGTTTTTGATTTCGTTTCTTTCTTTCATGTATTCTTGGTGCATCGTCGCTCTTTCTCGCACCTTGTCTCCACATAGCCTGACTTTCTCAATGCTGTAATTGTGTTTGATTATTGAGTTATTTTTTGGTTGATTTTTGTATAGAGTCGAAGCCCTTTCTCTAGCTTCACTCCTGTTGGTGTGTGCTTCCACTACTCTGGTTTTGTAGTAACCTTCGTGTTGCCACACCAGCCACACACTATTGAGTTCAATATCTTCGAGCTTCCTCATCTTGCTGGCTCCCTGTGTCCACTAATTATAAACGGTTATCGTCACTCCCTAGCATCTCGTTAATTTCTTCCTGTTCCATCTCCCGCATTTCAAGCTCTAGTTCTTTCCTGAATTCGGGATCACGCCTTGCTCGCTCCTCTACTGTTTCTTTGAATGGTTTGCTCATCCTTGCCCCTCTACATCATAATCTTCAATGGCATAGTCCCAATCTTCTGGTAGTCCTCTGACATCTACACACATACCGCCCTCAATGACTACTGTGATTTCATGTACTCTATCTACCACCATCTCATGCTTACTTAAAGTTAGTGTTCTATCGAACGGATCTCTATACTCAGTCATCTTCATCTCCGATCATATCTTGCCAGTCTGTTTCAAACGCTTTCTTATCATTCTCGTAATAGTTATACTGATCTTCATAGAAGTGTTGGATGAGAGTATCCATCTCCACGGAATCAGTAACTTCTTCTGCCAGTCTTGCTATATTCTCTTCATTATGTTCAACTTTACTCATCTTCACCTCCAAACCCGTACCCAAAATGCTCAATGTCTTTTGCATATTTTTCCGCAATGATTTGTTTCGTCTCTTCATTATAATATTCGGTGTAGTGTTTATGGTTGGTTTTACCTATGTGTGGAGGCTTTTGTCTAGGGATTCCTATTTTATCACAAACAATATTAAACTCTAAATCAATTGATTCAAGCCTCATTATATAATCTATGTCGTCAGTAATCCATGACATACATGGTTCTATCATAGCTCTATGCTTTTCTTTTTTTATAGGGTTCTTGTTTTTATCAAAAAACATATTAACGAAGCTATTAAACGATATATCTTTATGCAGTAAATTATGATTAAGCATGTGGAAGCGATAAGAAACAAATCTTTCCCACGGGTTTCTCACGATTATAAACTTAAAATATTCACTCCATGAAGTTATACCATAACACCTTCTCATTTCATGGGGAAATGCGTGTTGCTCATTGATTTTGAAGTGATATTTTCTTTTTTTATATGAATATTGATATTTAGGAGGAACGCTTTTTCCAAGAAACACGTTTTCTATACTACTCCCACCTGTTTTTGGGATATGTACAAAAATACATTTGTGTTTATGGCTAATCATTTTTACTTATTTACCTACAGGGTATTCAATTAAGCATGGATGAATTCGCTTGTTCATCTTGCCATTATCACCCTCGCCCTTTACCCATGTTACTTCCTCGCCCTTTACAGTATCAAACCATTCAGTGTATACAGGATTGTCTGACTTCCTACACCCGCCGTCACACCAGCCAGATATATCAACAGTCTGACCGTGAAAGTCAACTGGCACAATCTTTACAATGAACCGCTTTCCTAATCTCTTAGTCTGTCCATCTAGGGTTGTAACAACTTCGTAGTTTGGGTCGCTACCATAAATATCAGTAACATACTCATGCCAGCTACTACCGCCCATTCCACCACCGCAAGACATTTTAATCCTGTGTCCGTCGCGACGATGTTTATCCAGTCTTTTTGTTGGGTGTAAATTATGTCCTATTATCATCTTCAATCCCCTCTATCCACTTTCTCCAGTCGGTTCGGTCAGG